TCCGTTTTCTGTTTTTATTGTGTAGTTTAGCAGTTTTTCCAAACTCTTTGACTTGTAAAGGACTTCCCCGTTTTCAAATAAATAATATGTGTTTGGCTTCATGTTCTATTCTCCCTTCCCTTATCTTGACTCTATTATATCACATCATAACCAGAAATGCAAGTATTATTTTCAATTTTCCAAAATTTTTTAATGCTTGCTTGTCCAGTCATAAACAAGAAATGAAAGAACAAAACCGATTGTATAATAAAATGTAATCGGAAATATTTCTTCCCAAGCTGCCCCACACTCGGAAGCACCAGCTTTTCCAAGTATCAGGAAAAAGAACAGAAACGCTATAAAACCGCTGATCTTTCTAATGGCTGTTAGTATTCGTCTCTTCCGTCTTGCCGCTTGTATGGCTCTGTAATGGCTTTTCCGTCTGGTATAGATAACTTTACTTTCCATTGCTTAAAACGCCTTCTTTCCGCTCTCTGTGCTTTTCCAGTCTAACGGCTGCGCTTGTGTTTTCTCTGTATTCCTTCAAACGCTGCCTTGCTTCCTCTCTGGTGTATTCACTGCATTCACATTCCCAACCGTAACCATAGTTTGTCATAATGTCCCAACGATCAATAGTTTTCCGCTGATACGCCATTTTTAAAATCTCCCTTCCATTAAATAAAGTTTTCTTGTATTCCCAATGTAAAACGATCAATAATATGTTTTGTTCCGTATCCGTCAACTAAAATTAAATCGTGTCTTGTCAAATATCCATTTACAAAATTGAATTGCTTTCTTGTTGTTCTGTTATAGGATTCTATATAATCAAATACTTTCTTTTTGTCAGCTTGTAAAAAATCATGCTTTTCCATGTATTAATAATAATTTTATAATTCACGTTCATTTCTCCATTTCATAACATAGCTATTAAATCAAATTCAAAATTGCAAATTGCTTTATACTTTGGATTATGTGCGCTGTTTATATCGCTTTTCCACTGTTTGAAAGTTTCCAGTATTTCCGCAATCAATTCTTTCGGGTTGATATATTCCAAATCTTCCAGAATGGTATAATAAACACCGTTTTGATCCATGCGCTGCATAAAGTCAACCACTTTTTTAAATGTGCGCTTGTCTTGCTCTGTAATTCTCATTTGTGCGCCTTCTTTCCGTTGCTTTTGGTTTTCCGTTTTGGTATTCACTGGAACGGAAAACGGCGGTTTTCCGCTCTGTCAATATCAAAACTTTTCACGTCCTTTTATTTATTGTTATTAAATGGGAATAGCTGCGAACATGGGCAAACCGCTTTTCCGTTCCTGTACTTCGTATATATCGCCGTCAAACTCAACCTTGCATTTTCCACGCTTGCAAACAATGCCGATTTTCCGCAATGCGTTTAAAAATGCTCTTTTGTGATCTGCTGCACTTGTTTTAAATTCTCCAATTTTATAACTTTCGTTCCATGTCCAGCTTTCGCCGCTGCTCCATGCGTCAATCTGTCGAATTTCATATTTCATTTTTCCACGCTCCATTTATTCGCAATAATCCACTTCGCCGCTTCTAATACTTGTTAGAATGCTGTTTAATTCGTTTGTAATGTATATGTAATTTTGCCGCAATAGTCTATTTAATTCTTCCGCTTTATGGGCTTTATAATTATATGCCGCTTGCCTATATTCTTTTAATTCAATATCAGGATCAAACAAGAACCGATTCAAATTTTCCGAACAAAAGTTATATACTTTTTCAATCTCCATGAATTTTGAAAAATGTTCATTCTTCCGTTTAACAGTCCAATTAATAGCCTTTACCATTTCAGCCGCTTTATTTAATGCCGCCACGCTATAACAAGCCCTTTCAAGTTTCATTTTTCCGCTGTTCCCTTCGCCGTTTAGATATGGCTTGAAACAATTTCACCAGTAATTTTATTGTAGTATTCTATTTTGAAAGTTTGCGGATTCATCCGACAACAAATATTTTCGCCATGTTCTTTTTCCGCTCTTTTATATGCTTCGTACTCTTGCGCCGTACAAGTGAAAGACGGATTAATTAAACGATATGCCGCCATTTTTCGCCGCTCTCCCTTCTGTTAAAAGTAGTAAAACAAGTTACTATTCCTTGCAGTAATGGCATATAATACGCCGTTTCTCTTATCCTTTAGCAAGCCGCCATTCATGCCATGAATCCCACGACTAACGGCGATCCGCTCTATGTTGCGCCAAATATCTTCATTTGTTTCCTTGTTTGTAATGTCAACCGCTGCGCCAATTTTTACAAGGTTTTTGATCTCTTTTTGTTTCATGGTTTTCATAATTAAACCGCCTTTCTTTTATCGTGCTGAATATGTGTAATTAATCGGATTACATTCCACATATAAACAATATTGTTTAATTGTAGGCTTTTCGCCGCCTTGAATGTAAATACAACTTTCCATATTGTTATATTGTGCTTCGTTCTTTGCTCTTTCTAACAGTCTTTCTAATTCGTCAATAGTAATTTGTAAACCGTATTTTGTGTATTTCATGCCTTTGCCGCTCCCTTCGTCAATTCCCTATAAATCAATTTTGTGATCATTTCTTCGGCTTCGCATTCGCTGTATTTTGCTTTTTCGCTTTCGGTTTCTTCAAGCCATGCGCCCAGCATATCAACCGCCGAAACATTATAGTAATACATGGTATTAAATGCGGAAGGCAAACCTTGCGCCCAGTCTTTAAAGGTTTCAAAACCTGAGCGGCTGCGGCTGTATCTCTTTTCATTTTCGCAAGCCGTTAAAATCAATTTGCAAGCCGTGTTAAAATCGGGATCGGCTTCAAGTTCGAAGTATTCATGATCAACGCCGTCAATAATATATTTGCGTACTTTCTCAATAACTTTTTTGCTGTTAGTTTTTAACATGGTTTTTACACTCCTTTTTATTTATCCGTTATTCCGTTTTCCGTTGTTCTTTTATTTATGGTTATTGTTCGCCGTTGTAATAAGTTGCGGTATTCTGTACCCATATCAAAACGCCGTTATAATAGATTTTTGCGTTTTTGGTTTTTGTTGTGTAATTGATCAGCTTTTCAAGGCTTTTTGAATGATGAAGTTTTACGCCGTTTTCATACATGATATAAACATTTTGCATTGTTTCCGCTCCTTCCGTTGTTACTTGCATTTATTGTTATTTGCTGAAGGAAAGAATACCAGTATTTAAAAAGCGGTTAAATGTATTAATGCAATCTTCAGCATAATAATTAATAGTTACCATATAATAATTAAAAATTGCATTCATGATCCCTTCGCAAGCGGCTTTATTATATTTTGTTTGTTGCGCTGCGGCGGCTTGCATTGCGCTTTTAATTTCAAAATATCCCATTTGTTTGATCTCCTTTTGTTTTCCTTTTGTGATTATAATATACCATATAATAACCAGAAATGCAAGAACAAATTGTAAAATTGAATGTAAAAATACAGGGCTTTTTATTGCACTGTTTTGTGCAATTTGACTATACTATATTTTGAGTTAGTGACCGTTTTAAAATATACGGCTTTTGTCGATTGAATACGGCGAAAAATAAAAGAGCTGCGCCGCCTTGCGTTTTGAATGGGATCGGCTGCGCCTTGCGTGTTACTGGTTAAACCTGAAGCGGATCGGGCTTTATATCCGCATTTGTTCGGGCTTTTGTTTTGTTCGGTTTTTGGTGTAAGGCGAACAAAACGCCCATAAACAAGGCAATATTTGCGCCGTTACTGTTTTGTTGATCATGAAGGGCGGTACTTTCCACTTTTTGCGGTTTTTGTTTTTGTCCAGCAGCCAGAGTACATCTGCTCAAACTACGCAGCACATTTTTCAAAACGATTGATCGGGAAGTGCATCGTAAAGTTCCCATAATTATCGCAATATTGCCCTATCATCCGATCTCAAAATCCAGTCCAGCAGCTCTCACACCGAACTAACCAAACTCTTGAAATCACCATAACTATGGTCATTCTCGATTTGTTCATCCGATGATCACAAATTATTTACAAAAATAAATAACAGTAAATGCAAGAAACCTATTGACATACGCCTTGAAATTTGGTACAATAATAGTGCGGAAATCCTTTAGTTTATGGGATTTTCATTCACAAAGCAGATAACAAGATATGCAAGAAAACAAGGAGTAGATCACGATGACAAAATATCAAGTAGATGGAAGCTGCGTAATTGAGATTGCGCCTTGGCTTGAAAAGACACTGGAAAAACAAAAGAATAAAACTATGAGTGTGGCGGCTCCTATTGTAGATCAGGAATATATTGAGAGTTATCATCGAAACAAAACTCCTGTGGAACCCATTCGTTCACTGGACGATATTGAGCGCATTAAGCAATATTTCCTTACTACGAAAGGACACGGCAATACTCGTATCAGAAACTATGCGTACTTCGTCTTATCATTGAATGTAGCCAGACGATGCGGAGATATTGTTGAGCTGCGAGTTCGAGATGTATTGAATGCAGACGGTACTTTTAAGACTCATGTTATTTTTGATCACGAACAAAAAACTGGTAAGCGTTCTATGATCCTACTGAACAGCAAGACAGTAGAAGCATTAAAGCTGTATTTTGATACTCTGAAAGAATACCGTATGTCTGATTGGTTGTTTCCGAAATTGAATAACCATGACGAGCATATGAGTGTAGATGGGATGCGGCGAATGCTTCAGCGTACAGTCGAGGCGTTGGGAATTGATATGCGAATTGGAACTCATTCGCTGCGTAAGACAATGCCCTATCATATTATTACTAATAGTACCAATACTGAGGACGAGGTAATGGTATCTCAGCTTTTGAAGCACAGTAATGTAAAAACTACCTATCACTATATAGGGCGCAGTCAGTCCGAGATGGATGATTTTGTAGAGGCGAATGCTCTTTGAGGCGAGAGAATGATTTGCAGTTCGACAACACAGCCTACGGCTGGTTGCCTTCACTGTCATTCGCATCGCCTACGGCAATGCTCATGAATATAAATGACCATGTTTATGGGATTTTGTATTTTTGCTCTTTTGAAAAAACGGCTAAAAAGCCCAATTCAATGGTGTTTTAGCGGGATTTCTGTGTGTACCATTTTGCCATAATAAGTATATATATTATTATGGGATTTTGGTACATAGGTAAAACCTCTAAAACCAGCATAAATATGGGCGTTTCAAGCGTTTTCAGTGGGAGGGCAACTTACCAAAATTGAAGGAGATGATTGAAATTAGTGAAAATCTGGTCAGGTTGAAAAAGGGAGAATACAACGAAGTGACGCTGGTTGACAAAATATGTACTGATGCTCAAAAGAAGTCATATCACAGAAAAGAGAAATTCGCCAGCGGCAAACATCGGAGTATGTTTCTTGATACGCTGGCAAGATATTGTGATTATGAGTTTGATGCTGAGAAAAAGAAATATGTAGTCACAGAGGTTTTTTCTTATCCAAAGACTTTGAGTGATGCGAAAATTCATAAGGGGATTTATCAGTATCTTGCACCGTTGATGCTTTATCGTGTTTTATACGGAGATGATAAAAAGAACCGCAGAGCGGTGATAACCTCTATGGACATAGCTGCCGATGTTTCTCTGATCACTGGAAACTATAACATGATGAAGTTCAATCAGGAGGCGGTCAATACTGATATGGGCATTCCTATTCAGATCGTATCTGAGTATTTCAATAAGGCAGATAATCGCATTGATGATTATATTCGGCAGTGCATTAAATATCTGGCAAGCATGAACTGTGTAATTTACAATGAAACTCATATGATCGGTACAATGCCAGAGCGAGTTGATGTAGAAGGTACAGAGATTTATGTAAAAAAGGGCGAGGTTCGCATTGCGACTAAAGAGGAAATGAAACTATATTCCGAATTAGACGAGATCGCCAGTCGCAAAGCTGGTATTCGAACAAATAGTGAAAAGTGGTATGGTAAAAAGGCAGCAAGATATAATTCTGAATTATCTGCATTATTGCAAAAACATGGAATATGGTTTGTTTGTAGAGCATTTGAATTGTGGAAAGTCGATACGGAAAGGTGCAAAGAAACGCTGAAAAGTTTTTCTGATATGACCATTCCTCAGCGGCGAAAAGAGATTGGCATGGCTCTAAAATATATTTTGGATACTAATGCCGAGAATCGAGCAGAGAAAAAGCAAATGTGCGATAATTACATTGAGCATTTTAAGCATCTTTCCGATTTGACACTAAATCCTGCCGCAGAGGATGTAAGAGATAAGTTGCCGTCAGCAAGTAAGAAATCTTATCAAGAAAAAGCGCAAGAGAAGTACGGTTTTCATATCGTATATGTAGACGAATAAGTGAGGTCGATTATGGAATTAAGCAAAGTACAGCAAGAGGCGGTTGATTTTTATAGGGGCTGTTGTAATGTGATCGCTTCCGCAGGGAGTGGCAAAACAAGGGTTCTTGTAAATCGAATTGTAAAGTTGATTGAGGAATATGATGTAGAGCCGGGAAAGATTTTAGCAATTACATTCAGCAAAAAGGCAAAAGAGAATATGATCGAGCGTCTGACTAAAATGATTCCTGAGTATGTAAATTTCATTAACATTGAAACATTCCATTCTTTTGGATATAGGATTGTTCGACAGTTTACAAGAGAGCAATTTGAAATTTTGGATGCCGATTGGAAAAAGGTCAAGATTATCGAAGAGATTATGCAGTCTGTTTATCGAACCAAGGAAGTCGATGGTGAGGAAGTAGCGGAAATTCTGCATTACATTTCTGTGCAGAAAAATCAGATGAAAAAGCCAGATACGAGAGAAAAGTTCGGGAAATTTTATAAGAAATACGAGGATTACAAAAGCGCACATAACCAGTTAGATTTTGATGATATGCTTACCAAGTGCTATGAGATACTGGTTAGCAATGAAAAAGGATTGGCTTATTGTCAGGATAAATACCAATTTATTCTGGCAGACGAGATGCAAGATACGAATGCAGTACAGTATGAAATTTTGAAATTGATTGGTGCAAAGTACAAGAATGTTTTCGTAGTGGATGATCCTTTGCAGAACATTTTTCAGTGGAGAGGTTCAGACAATCGGTTTGTATTGGAGTTTGATCAGGAATGGCCTGATGCAAAAACAATTCAACTGAATAAAAACTATCGAAGCAGTTTGAATATTGTTCGTGCTGCCAATCATTTCGCAGAGTATATTCCTGAGTCTGGTCATGTTCATTATGTGGAGAGCGTTGCAGACAAGGGAGAATTTGAAGAGCCTCATTATGATCGGTTCATTGATGAAACCACGGAGGCGGCTGAAATTTCTAAGAGAGTAAAAGAACTGGTTGATGCGGGGTATCATTACAATGATATAGCTGTGCTTACCAGAACGAATGCCCAGCTTCAGTATTTTGAAACGGCTTTGTATCGCAGTGAAATTCCATATACTGTTGTAGATGGTTTGTCATTTTCAGATCGCAAGGAAATCAAGATTGTCCTTTCTTATTTGCGTCTGGTATGCGATATTAATGATGACGAGGCATTTGAATATATTTATAATCGTCCTAATCGTTTTTTGGGAAGTCAGTTTTTGCAAGAGGTAAAACGAGCTGCCAGAAAAGAAAAAATCTCTTTGTTTTGTGCTATGTCCAGAGTGATTAAAACAAATTGGAGATATAAGAGTGCCAATTCGATTTATGGCACTGTTAAGCAGCTCAGTGGAAACCATTATAAAACCGTAGCAGATATGATTGCTGATCTGCGAGAAATTCTTGATTTGGATTCTTATGTGTCTAAAGATTTGAGCGAGAATGATGATAGCAAAGTTGAAAATTTGAATACTTTGCAGAGTATGGCATCGAACTATAAGGATGTAAAGCGTTTTGTTTCCTTTATGATGAAGTTTGCCAAGGAAAAGAAAACTGATCCAAATTCCGTTCAGCTTATGACCATTCATAAATCCAAAGGATTGGAGTTTCCTATTGTGTTTGTGGCAGGAGTTAATCAAGGTATTCTGCCGCATGGGAAAAATCAAAATCCAGACGAGGAAAAACGCCTAATGTATGTGGCTATTACAAGAGCAGAAAAGGTTTTGTATGTTTCTTCTACTCAGAGATATAATGGTAAAGAAATGGATGAAAGTGATTTTATTTCTTTTCTTTTTGACTAATAACCAGAAATACAAGTATCGGAGGACAAAATATGAAACTACATAAAGGAGAATTTTATGAACGAAAATACCAATCGGCACTCATGCCGAACCTGTATTTGGAATGACCAATGCGAGGATGAACAGCCCTGCGCATTTTATGATGATGGCAGTAATGAGATTGATTTGTCGGACGCTGAGATTGAGCAGCGAGTAGAAAATGGCAGGAGAAAATTCAGAAATGAATATTGGAAATATATGAAGGAGTACGATGATGGAAAAAGCTACGAATAATGTTCTGGTGAAATCAAGGATTTATTTGGATAACGCAAGTACGACAAAGCCGCTTCGGTATGTAATGGATGCTGTAAATGATGCCGTATATGAGCAGTATGGAAATCCAAGTAGCTTGCATGATATTGGTCGTAAGGCAAACGATGCGGTTGAGAATGCAAGAAAAATCATTGCTGATTTTATCGGAGCAAAACCTTCTGAGATTTATTTTACTGCTGGTGGCAGTGAGTCAGATAATATGGCTCTGCGTGGTATTGCTCCGTATCTGAAAAGTATTGGTAAGACAATGATTGTTACTACGGAAATCGAACATCATGCCGTTTTGAATACTTGCAAAGAATTGGAGAAGGATGGATTTACTGTAATCTATATGCCTATTGATCAGGATGGCAGAGTAGATATTGAGGAACTGCATCGAGTCATGGAAAAATATAAGGATCAGATTGGTCTTGTGTCTATTATGGCAGTGAATAATGAAATTGGTTCTATTCAGTTGATTGAGGATATTGGCGATCTTTGTCAGGAATATCATGCACTTTTCATGACAGACGCAGTTCAGGCATATGGTCATATTCCGCTGAATGTAAATGAACAGCACATTGATATGCTTGCTGCATCAGGACATAAGATTCATGCACTGAAGGGGATCGGCATTTTGTATGTGAGAGATGGAGTGTCTGTAAAATCAATTATTACTGGCGGTGGTCAGGAACGAGGTCTTAGAGCAGGAACCGAGAATGTGTTTGGCATTATTTCTATGGGAGCTGCGACAGAGGGGCTTGCTAAGAATATGAAGGGAAACGAGGAATATTTCAGAGAATTAAGAAGCACATTCTTTGATACTTTGGATGAACTGTCTGTTTCTTATAAAGTTAATACTGATGTTGGTGTTCCGAACATTATTAGCTTGACACTGCCGGGGTGCGAGAGCGAAGCAATGCTTTTGCTGCTGAACCAGAAACAGGTCTATGTGTCTGCTGGATCGGCGTGTACGGCTGGTTCTCTTGAACCTTCTCATGTGCTGTTGGCATTGGGCTTATCGGAGCATGATGCAAGCTGTACGATTCGTATTTCTATGAGTTTAATCAATAGCGGATTTGATATGGTGGAAGCGGCTCATGCAATTGCAGAATGTACCAGTCAGCTTCGATCTATGATGGAGGTATGATATGAAAAAGGAATATGTGCATTATACAGATATTACACGAGAAATTCTTGATACGATCAAGGTTGGCGATTTGGTCAAGATCAATGATTGGACGAAACCTCTGCGTGTTAAAGCAGTGTCAGAGAATTACTTTGTGATGGTAAGCAATTTATTTGGAAAGCCAATGTATTCTGTTTGCTCTAAATTGCCGTGGAAAGGTGTTCGCCATAATGCAATGACTGGCGGTATGTTCCATTGCGGTGCAGATAATTGGATTTTTGGCTCTCCCCTATCACTTCAGTATGAGAACCTATACCGTTTTGAGAACGAAGAAGCAAATCAAGCATATTTGCAGGAATTTGAAAATGGAGAGGCTGAAATTTCAGAAAGAAACGGTGTTCCCATTTATGATCTGTATGTGAAGCATTAATTGGATGGTGGGTTATGGTTTGCACAAATTTGTGTCCTTTTGACAACACAAACTGTATGTGTCAGTTTTGCGAGAATCCTTGTAACAATGGGTTAAATTGCAGTGATTGTCAATTTCACAATAAGATCATGCACACAATTTATCTTTGCACTGGTTTTGAGGGAGATTTTGACAAGTATCTTGAAAATTGGAAAAGAGGTGCTGCTGGTGAATCAGTACATGAGTCAAAAGGAAAATAATGATTTTATAGAAGCGTGTGAGGCTGAAATTCTTTGTGATGCAAAATATTGTCCTTATATGAATGGAACAGTAAGCAGATTAGGTGCTTGTGAAGGAGATTTTTGCAAGGAAGCATGGGAGGAATATTGTGAGCAGAATGATAAGGAATATGAACGATGATGATTTAAAGTCATGTCCGTGTTGTGGTGGAAAAGCATTCTTTGTTGTAGAACCTTCTGCATATTCGAATTCATTCTTTTACTTTATCGCCTGTGATGATTGCGGTATTGAAACGCCGAGAACATTCCGAACAAAAGAAGCAGCCGCAAGGGTATGGAATAAGAGAGTGAGTTGAGATCGGTGTGGTATGAACAGGAAATCGAACAATGGGCAGGAGCATGGTATGACGGAGTAGATTATTCTTGGCGTTTTGAGGTTTCTACATATGGAAGAATTCGAAATGCCAAGAATAAAAGAATTTATTCTTTACATATGTGTTCCAGCGGATATTTACAAATATGTACTTCTGTCAATGGTAGGAATAAAAATATCCGCATACATCGTTGTGTTGCGGAAACATTTTTAAACAATCCTTATGGGTATGAAATTGTAAATCATATTGATGGTAAGAAAACAAATAATCGACTGGATAATTTGGAATGGTGTTCTCGAAGAGATAACTATAACCATGCTGTTGAAATGGATTTAATTGATTCTTCTATTCCATATCAGTTGGCGCAAAATTCACGCTTTGGATATTATCAAGGCAGCTACAATGGAATGGCGAAGCTGACTGAGAATGATGTGATTTACATACGCTCCAATTACATACCAAAAGGTAAAGGGCAAAAGTGCAACCGACAAGAACTTGCTACTTATTTTGGTGTAAGTGTCGGTTTGATTTCCAGAATTGTAAAAAATGAAATATGGACTCATGTTTAGGAGGATGGTTGTGGAAAAATTTTATATCGTTAAAGAGGGTTCACGATTACATACTGATTATTGGGAATGGAGAAATTCTGTTTCTGAGAATAATAAAATCGTTATTAGTTTCTTTGAGCAGCATGGAATTGAGGCAACAAGGTATTGGATTTCAAAGGATCAGATTGGCATTATTCCGACAAAGAATGACGAAAATAAATTTGCAAAACAGTTTACGAAATACGCTTTGGAAGATGGATTGTGTTTGTTTAAGCGAAATTCTGTGATTGGTAAGGCTTGGATTAAACAAGCTGCTGATATAAAGATTTATCATAAGCCCTCTCCATCTTGGTATAATTCTGTAATTACTGGCAGGAGTTCAAGTCGTTTGTTTGATCATAAGGGAATTCTGTATTGTTCCTATCATGCGGAGCGAGTTGAAATGCCAGAAGATATGTTTCAGGAAATCAAAGGTAGTGATTTTTATAAAATTATGGAAGAAATTGAGGAAGGGAATGATAGTAAATGATTGATTGTAAGGCTATTGCCACAGAGCGAAAAAAGTATTTGAAAGAATATATTGAGCAGAATAACAAGGATTTGTGCTTGATGGTAATTCAAGTAGGCGATAATCCTGCATCTAATTCTTATATTCGTGGTAAGATGCAAGACTGCATGGAAGTCGGTATTCGATTCGTACATAAGCGTTTTGATGTTTCTGTAACTACTAATGAAGTCATTCGTACTATCAGAGATGCTAATGAATCTGTTTTGGTAAACGGAATTATTGTGCAGCTCCCTCTTCCTCCCCATTTGGATAAGGACAGTATTCTTAATGCCGTTGCCGATAGCAAGGATGTAGATGGATTTAAGCATAATAGTGGGTTTACGCCTTGTACTCCTAAAGGAGTAATGACGATTCTGGATCATTTGAATTACGATGTAGATAGTCAGTTGTGTTGCGTAATCGGCAGAGGCGAAGTTGGAAAGCCAATGGTTGATTTGTTGACGAAGCACAATGCCACTGTTTTGTGGTGTAATAGCCATACAAAGGCTTTTGATTTAGAGGGATATATTTTAAGTGCTGATGTGATTATTTCTGCGACTGGTAAGCCTCAGTTAATTAAAAATGTTCGTGAGGATCAAATTGTAATTGATGTAGGTATCTGTCGTGGTGATGATGGTAAATTGTGTGGCGATGTGGATAAATCTTGCTATGGAGATCAGATGTTAATTACGCCTGTTCCCGGTGGTGTTGGGTTAATGACAAGAGTTGCACTTTTGGAAAACTTGGTCTACGGAGGAAACTGATATGGGACGGATTCAAATTGTAAATGGCGATCTTTTAAAGGCTGAAGAAACTTATCTTGTCCATCAAGTGAACTGCTGCGGCGTTATGGGAAAAGGTCTTGCTTTGCAAATTCGCAATAAGTATCCTGATGTATATCGCCGTTATCAAAGCTATTGTGCGGAACATCGGATCAGAGATTTAATTGGTCGTGTTCTTCTTATCCCCACAGACGATGGTAAAATTATTTGCAATCTTTTTGCTCAAGAACGATATGGGAACGATAAGAGATATACTGATCTTGTTGCTTTAAGAAGTTGCTTTCAGAAATTAATCAGAATCGTTCCAGTATATGAACATATTGCAATGCCTTATATGATTGGTTGCGGCAATGGTGGTGATTGGCAATCTGTATATGGATTAATTCAAAATGAGTTTACAAAGCACGATGTTGCTTTATATAAACTATAATACCAATAAATACAAGAATGGAGGTGATATTTTGAAATGCGTGATTTGCGGAAAAGAAATTGAAAAGAGTTGTTACACAAATGCTGTGTTGTGCAGCGGTGAATGTTTTCATTGTCATTTTTGGCGTGAGTTAATTGCCGAAAAGGAGCAACACATTGTTATTGGTGGGCAATGTTATTGTGATGGAGGTGAAGTTAAAAATCCTGATCAACATCCGTTTTTAGGGTGCGCTGGACGAAGGTTTTGGATTAGGTTTTTTGATGGAAGAACTATTACGACAAACAATCTTTGGTGTCAAGGCGAAATTCCAGAGGAATTCAGAGAAGAACTTCCAGATAATGCAGAGTTCTATACACCAGAACATATTAAGTTTGCGAATTCATTGATTGGTGGTGGAAATTATTAATACGAATGCGGTTTATATCCCTTCTTTGGACGGTAAAGACATTTATATTTCAAATAGCTTAGACCCCAAGAATGGATACAGGTTGAAAAATAAAACTGGAAATCTGAATTTATCAAGATTCATCAATTCTCTGGATTACAGTCTTGATTTAATTAAAATTCGGCAAGTACATAAAAGTTTATTTCCTGTTGCTGATATAGAACAGTTAGAAACTGTATTCTCTTTTGACGAAAAAGGCAACGAATATGACGAAGTTCATTCCAGAGGCAAAGAGTATTCTTGTCAAGTTATCAATGTAACTTTCAAATACAGCAATAAAGAATTCAACCGAGTAAGAGGTAGTTACTATATTCGTTTCGGATATAGAATTGACGATCTTGAGTTCGAGGATTGTATTGCTTGGGATGATGGTGAAATTGTTGGTGTTCAAACTGGCGAGAAAGTAAACAACCCTGTGGATGCCGAAGAACTTCCCTATTTTATTTTCAAAGATGGGATGTATCGAGCAAAAGATAATATTAAGACCTGTAACAATGTTGCAGATATTCGATCTGACATTTATGAAAATGGTTTTGTTTGCGAAGGCATTAAGTATGTCCGCTTTAAGCGCAGCTCTGGTTCCAGCCGTGTAGGTAAATGTTTGTTTATTAATGAAAGACTGTACGATATTATGCACGAGTGGGAAATGTGCGGTATTCAAGTGGATGAAGGTCAAGACATTGATTTAGCTGCACTTGAGCCTTATATTGCGTTGACGCTTAGTAGTATTATCGACACGATTGAGATCAAGCCAGAAAACATTCTGGTTGTGGATGATTATAAAAGTGTATTTCATGAACGAGCAATTGCTACAAGGTTGGTTGATGGGCGACTCGTATCGAAACCTGAAGATGTAGAAATCTCGAACAGTATTTGGGATGGGCAGTCTTTGATGGATCGCAGTCTGTTTGGCGAATATTCAAATAAAGGTATGCTTCTGCTTCGAGCCAGATTTTTTAAGTCATGTTGCTTTAACGCCAACATCCAGCAGTGGTTTGCGGATCATGGAATTAAGAAAATCAGCCAACTTAACGGATATACTCGTGCAAAGAAAATTGAGGATGTTAAGCTGATTACGACACCGAGTTCCATTAAATATCTCAAGTTTGGTACTTTGGATCATTGGCTTGATACTTTGGAAACTACTTTTGGCGTTGTCAAATATGAGAAGAAAACCCATTTCTTTGATGGACGCATGGTAAATACGCATTATCAGTTGATCAATACTTTGCAGATGACATATGAAGAGGTTGAGCAATTTATTAAGCCTTCATTGGACTATGCAAGGATGATTAAGACTGATCCTGCGGTGCTTCGCCATCAGATCAGTTATCAATATCATATTCCAGATGATAAATTTTATACACAAGCAATTGCTTCTAAGCACGATATTATTTATCGTTTACTTGGCCTAAATGATAGATTTTCTAAGACTAAAATGTACCGTAATTTTTGTAATGATTTGATTCGGTCATTTATCAAAAATCTGCGTTGCGGTCATGTGTTGGTTCGAGGGAATTACAGTACATTGTGCGGTAATCCGATTGAGATGTTGAAAATGTCAATTGGGCAGTTCGATGGATCTTCTATTATCGAAAAAAATACTGTTCATTGTGGGATGTTTGAGAGTGACAAGGAGCTGCTTGGCTCTCGCAGTCCTCATGTGACGATTGGTAATATTCTGGTTACTCGCAATGTGATTCGTCCTGAAATTGCTCGTTATATGAATCCAACAAATGAGATTGTGTATGTGAACAGTATTCAGGAGAATTTGCTTGAGCGTTTGAGCGGTGCGGATTTTGACTCTGATACAATGTTGCTTACCGACAATGAAATTTTGGTGGCGGCAGCAAAGCGAAATTATGATAACTTCCCTGTTCCGACTAAATTGGTCGAATCTGCAAAGCGTAATCGTAGATATACAAACCGTGAAAAAGCTGATCTTGACATTAAGACCAGTGTAAACAAAATTGGTGAGATCATCAATTTGTCACAGGAACTTAATTCTATTCTTTGGGATCGTATCAATAAAGGAACCAGTGTTGATGATGTGATGGAATTGTACTGCGATATTTCTCAGTTGGATGTTATGAGCAATTTGGAAATTGACTCTGCAAAGCGTGAAAATCCTGCAAACAATACTCGTGAGTTGCAATTACTGAAGAAAAAATATGATGTGCGAGATAAAAAGAATCGTCATGTCAGACCTTTGTTCTTTAAGTATATTGATGGGTATAAGGGGTATCGTGATGATTATCATGTGTATGTAGAGCAAGATGACGAGTTCCAAAAATTATTCAAGACGGACAAATATAAGGATGCCCATACGATAAAGAAAGAATCTACAAACAATATCGTGATTGAAAGAGGCAGAATGTCTTATTTGAAGCATGAAACATCTATGGATTATTTGCAAAAGTGCATTAATCGGTTCTATGTTCCTCGTGACAAAGATGCCAATCATGGTCTTTCATATATATTAGTTCCTATTAGTGCAACTAAGGGAGAATATCAAAAAGATGTTGAACAACAGATTATTGAAATAGCAAGAGAAGCAAAGAAAGAAATTAATTCGATTTGGGAAAAAAATAACATTAATAAACGGATTAAAAGAGAATTGGAATATGATATTCGAAAAAAGTGTTCTGCGGCGTTACAAGAAATTCAGATCAACGAAAAGACAATGAGAAGATTGCTTGGAAAATTAGAAAATGAATATTCAGATGTGACGAGATTTTTGTTCTTTTCGCTGCTGGAACAGGTGCGTGGGTTTATGCTTTCTGGTTTTCATCAGATCATTCAAAAAAGCGTTTCGCCAGTGAGTATTTTGCGAGAAGATGTTGACGGAGATATTCAGATATATGATTTTCATTATCTGAAAACACAGGGCGAAAGCGAGGACTATGATTTGAATTACGAACATTGGGAAGATTTTGCAGACGAAGTTCAGGAGTTTATGAATAAGTATGGCATTCGAAATGATTGGCTTGCTGCTCAATTAGAAATTGATATTGCTGTCTTGAGTAGATTCTTGAATAAGAAAAGAAATTTGTCAAAATCAAATTCTTTTAATTTGACTTCGTTTATTAAGCGTTATAAAAGCAATATGGAGTGGCTTCAGCTTTCATAAATGTCAATTTGCATTGACAAAAACAGTTTTGAAATTGCCATAAAACTCTTGAAAACACCATGTTTATGGCGATTTTAAGTAAAAAGCTAACTTTTACAGAGGGTATAGAATGCAAATTACCCTTATCATGGGCTTTTCAAACAGCCCAAATCTATTGAAAAGGAATGAGATTTGTTTGATTAAAATTACGAAATCTGAGTCCGAGGCAGTTCGCAAGGTTTTTCCTCGTGCGGAGATTGTAAGGACTTGTATTCAAAAGAGCAAGCGGCATCGTTATTATCTGCCCGAAGCTGAAAAATATCTGCGTCTGATCGTAGAAAGTAATGCTGAGGCGGCTGCTATTTGCGCTACAATCGACAAAGAGCGTGAACGCAGACGCAAGTGGCATGGATAAGGAGGATGCTATGACTCGTATCGAAAAAAGTTTTTATGATATTGAATTTGACGAAGCAACTGTCCTGAAAAATTGGGGGGTCAATGAAGTTTTCTATCTGAAAAATTTGAAGGATAGAAAGCTGTTTCTGACTTGTGACATTGATGAATGTATCATTGATGATATTGTTTCTCATATTTTGCAGTACAATGCAGATGACAAGGGAAAGCCAGTTGAGGAACGCAAGCCTATTTTGCTTTATTGCTCTTCCAATGGCGGCAGCGTTGATCCCGGTTTTGAACTGATTGATGTGATTCGTCAAAGTAAGACTCCTGTTTACACAATCAATCTTGGGTATCAGTATTCTATGGGCTTTTTGATTGGTTTGGCTGGTCATAAGCGTTATGGCTCTAAGACAGCAAAGTACCTGATGCACGATGGCTCTAATTTCATTTATAATTCTGGTGCAAAAGCACAAGACCAGATGGAATTTAATAAGCGCATTGAGGCAAGAGTTAAGGAATATGTGTTGGACAGAACCAAGATTACATCAGAGATGTATGATGCTCAGATGCGAAAAGAGTGGTATATGTTCTCTGACGAGGCTAAGGAACTTGGTGTAACTGATTATATTATTGGCGAGGATTGCGACTTAGACGAGATCATTTAAACGCCGATACAGTAAGGAGTTTTTACATGAATGAATATCGAGGATTTCAGGAAATCCGCAATGATGATGTTCGACTGCCTGAATTCTATGGAAACATGGGACAGAATATTTTTGGTTGTCTTGAAAACGAGTATGTATTGATTGATGACGGTGATGGTAATGTTGTTGACTATTATCGCTGGGATGGAAAGAAATATGTGCTTGTTGGGTATCGGATGATTAAGAATAGCTATACGGAGGATGTAAAGCCAAGAAACCCACAACAGAGAATTGCACTGGATATGCTCTACAATGATGATATTACAGTGAAAATCATTTCTGGATGCTTCGGTTCTGGTAAGGATTATTTGATGTGTGCGGCGGCTCTGGATTTAGTAATGCAGGGCAAATATGATAAAATCATGTGGGTTCGCAATAATATTGAGGTTAAAAATTCTAAGCCGCTTGGTTTTCTCCCCGGTGATGCATTTGATAAACTGCTTCCCTTTGCAATGCCTTTAGCTGATCATGTTGGCGGTATTGAAGGATTGGATCGGTTTATTAGTAATGGTCAAATTGAGGTTGAACATCTTGGATTTATTCGAGGCAGAGATATTAAAAACACGATTATTATGTGTAGTGAGGCAGAGAATATGACAAAAGAACATATTCAGCTTTTGCTTGGTCGTGTTGGCAATGGTTCTGCATTGTGGTTAAACGGCGATTATCGCCAGACAGACCATAAAGTATTTGCAGAGAATAACGGATTGATGATTGCTGTTAATCGGCTGAAAGGTCATCATCGGTTTGGATTTGTGAAACTCTTAAAAACTGAACGAAGCGAAACGGCTGCAATGGCAGACCTATTAGATTGAAATAACAACAAATACAAGAATGAGAGGATTTTGAATTATGATCAACAATTTTATTTGTGATAACTGTGACCATTATCTTGTTTGCGAAAAGCTGTCTAAGCTGATGAAGTTCCATGAGAGTGCTAAGAAAGACCTTGGCATTACTCTGACAATGGATGATTGTATGGATTTTAGCGGTCAGGACGAACAGGATAAGGCAGAAGAAGATTAAGAGTTTGGAGGTGGATAGCCATAGAACGAGCGGAATTTTTAGCCCGACAATATGACTTACTTACCAGACGCTTAAATGATTCTACAATTGAATGGCAAGACATTGCTGATTTGAGAACAGAATACACAGGAGAGGTTGAACATCGTGATACGATTCGCAAAGGAGCAAAACTGCTTTATGAATATTTGGAAGCAGGATGGCTTCATGATCCTGCGGAAGTTAAGGATGTTCCCTCCCCTACCAATACAGAAAATGTTTTGAACCAAATTAAGAAAGAGCGATATAAATTACAGACGGAAAAACTGGAATTGAATCGCTGGCTGCGAGAAAATGCACGAGATGAATTGATCGTTGAACATATTTGTCAAGCAGTAGCAGAATTGGAGCCGCTGGATATTCCTGCTCCAATTTTTGCAGAGAACAATCATCGTGCGGGTATTCTTATTTTTGGTGACGAACATTATGGTACGGAATTTACAATTCGTGGATTGTCTAATGAGGTAATCAACGCATATAGTCCTGAGATTTTTGAGGATCGTATGTGGGATTTGCTGAATCAGACAATTCAGATCGTACAAAAAGAGAATTTTTCAAAAATCTATGTTTTTTCTATGGGAGATTTTGAGGATGGACTTTTGCGTGTAAAACAGCTTATGCAGCTTCGATATGGTGTTGTAGAAAGCACTGTTCGTTATGCAGAGTTTATCGTAAATTGGCTGAATGAGTTGAGCAAATATGTTCAGGTGGAATTTCAGACTACGAGCGGAAATCATTCCGAACTTCGTATGCTTGGTCAGCCAAAAGGAACATTTACACAAGAAAATATGGCATTGGTTGTGAATGCTATGATTCGTACACGACTTTCAGAAAATCCGAATTTTACATTTATTGAAAATCCAACTGGATTGATTTATGCGGAGATTTTAGGTTATCAGGTTTGTGGTATCCACGGTGAAGTAAAAAGTATGGAACAAGCCATCAAAGATTTTTCGCAGAAATATCGTGTGCAGCTCGATTTCCTGATTGCTGGTCATAAACACCATGCAAAGAGTGAAACGGTTGGTATTAATCAGGAAGTAATTAATGTTCCGAGTATTATTGGCGTTGATGATTTTTCTATGTCGATCAATAAAACATCAAATGCTGGCGCAACATTTTTAGTTTTGGAGCATGGTCGAGGTAAAACTATCGAATATGCGATTAAGTTATGAGGTGAAATATGAATAGAAGTGAGTTAATCGCAGAAATCGTAGAGAGAACTGGACAAACAAAGAAAGCAGTTACCGAGATGGTAGATGCTTATGAGGAAACAGTTTATGATGCTATGCGCAGAAATGAAGTAGTTGCGTTGCATGGATTTTTGAAATTTGAGCGTAGAAAGCGAAAAGGTCATAAGGGCAATGATTTAAAGAATAATGGGTTGATTGATATTCCTGATTCTGAATCTGTGAAGGTCACTCCCGGAAATACCTTGAAAAATGTTTTAAGGAACAGCGGTTGATCTGCTGTTCCTTGATATGGAAGGGTAGCTTATGAGGTCTGAGCGGCGGTCTGAAAAACCGTAGGGTGGAGGTTCGATACCTCTCCCTTCCACCAAAATTTTTTAAAAAAGTTTTTTCAAAAGGTATTGACAATAACCAGAAATACAAGTATAATAGTCAATGTCAGGAGGCAATAGTCCTCCTGCAAGATTGACTTAATAACAAGAAATACAAGACGGTCTGTTGGTCAAGCGGTTAAGACACCGCCCTTTCACGGCGGTAACATGGGTTCGAATCCCGTACAGATCACCATATGGTGCGTTAGTTCAGAAGAGTAGAACGCTGCCCTGTCACGGCAGAGGTCAGGGGTTCAAGTCCCCTACGCATCGCCAGTGCCGTTTTTAGAGCAAATGTTCAGTTGGGTCAGCTAAACTTGAGATGTGCCGAGGGGTTATCATTAGCCTTATGACTGTGGATAGACACTAAAATGTAACATCATTCCGACTTATTCCGTGTCGGTCAATGCAGAGAGAAACTGTACGGAAAATACTGCGGGGTGGTAGCAGTTGGCAGCTCGTCAGCCCCATAAGCTGAAGGTCGCAGGTTCGAGTCCTGCCCCCGCAACCATTTGGGAAGGTACTCAAGAGGTTCAAGAGGCTCCCCTGCTAAGGGAGTAGATCGTTGATAGCGGTGCGTGGGTTCGAATCCCACTCTTCCCGCCATTTTATTAAATATGCTGGTATAGCTCAGTTGGTAGAGCAATTGATTTGTAATCAATAGGTCGGGGGTTCGAGTCCGTCTACCAGCTCCACATGGGGAATTAGCTCAGTTGGGAGAGCGTCTGCCTTGCAAGCAGAAGGTTAGCGGTTCGATTCCGCTATTCTCCACCATTCTATCAATTGAATATGCGCCAGTAACTCAGTTGGTAGAGTAACCGCCTTTTAAGCGGTAAGCCACGGGTTCGAGTCCCGTCTGGCGCACCAAACAGGACTGTTGGAAAACATTTTGTATGAAATGAATGTCCTATGGTTTTAGTCCATCGTCTATGAGGCAAACCAACTTGCCGATGGGGAAATTACGATAATATTTCTTTTATATGCGGGTGTGTCGGAATCGGCAGACGAGGCAGACTCAAAATCTGTTGGTAGTAATACCGTGTGGGTTCAAGTCCCACCACCCGCACCATTTATTAAGCGGATGTGGCGTAACTGGCAGACGCACAAGATTCAGGTTCTTGTACCGAAAGGTGTATGGGTTCGAGTCCCATCATCCGTACCAATTCACTTCATGTTGATTGTTTTGTTTATGCAAGACAGATACAGTGAGAAATCCCGTATCACAACGGTCTTAGTGTCTTTCCATTATCTTGGCGAGAGCGGCTTGCAACGCAGCGGGATAATAAAATATTGGGGTATCGCCAAGCGGTAAGGCACAGGACTTTGACTCCTGCATCGTTGGTTCGAGTCCAACTCCCCCAGCCATATGGGGGAGTGTCGGAACTGGTAGACGATGCGGACTTAAAATCCGCTGGTGGCAGCACCGTGAGGGTTCGATCCCCTTCTCCCCTACCATATCTGGGTGTACGCCAGTTGGTAGACGGCGTGATTTGGGATCACGAGGCCGTGGGTTCGAGTCCCACCACTCAGACCAATAAAGATCAAGGAGAAATCCTTGGTCTTTTTTATATTCTCCGTTAGCTCAGTCGGTAGAGCGTCTGACTGTTAATCAGAGGGTCGTAGGTTCGAGTCCTACACGGAGAGCCAATTTTTAAAGTAAGGAGCGTGGCAGTATGGCGAGAAAATCAGGCAGTTCTACTGCCAAGCAAATTAAGAAAAAGTATTGTTCTGCGTGTCAGCAGGAAAAGAGAGATGGTTTGTTCTATGTAAGCTACAATCCATTGCATAGTGATGGCAGAATGCCGATATGCAAGGAATGTATTCGAAATGCTTGTTATGATGATGACGGCGAGTTCAACATTGATAATTTGTATTCAATTTTGCGTCAATTAGACAGACCATTTCTTCAGGACATTTGGGAAAGTTCAGTCAACGAGGTTTGTAAAAATCTTGGTACACAAGAAGTATCCTATGATCCGATTATCGGCAAATATATTAAGAACATTTCTATTCAGCAACATCGTTCAAAGACTTGGGCAGATAGTTGTTTTGAATCAAAGCAGAATATTGATAATCGTGTGGAAAGTTCCAGACGAAAATCTATTGGTTCTGATCAGGTATATTATTTGACCGATAATAATTTTGAGGTAACTGAGGACATTATCAAGTTATTTGGCGAAGGTTGTACGGCTCAAGAATATAAGGTAATGCTCAGTTATTATGACACAATGAAAAATGACTATCCGAGCATTACAGAAAGTCAAAAGAAATTGCTTTTGCGTTATGTCAGAGCTGCGGCAAGAGAAGAGATTGCAACGAATAGCGGTAATACTGCTGAGGCTGAAAAATGGGGTAAACTGTCCAGCGATGCTTTGAAACAGCTTAATCAAAGCGATCTTCAAGGTGGTATCAGTAGTTTCTCTGAATTTTTTCAAAAGGTAGAGCGTACAAAAGATGTTATTCGTATTCTGCCAAAATATCGTTATAGACCAAATGACGCACTGGATTTTGTAATCTGGTGCTTTATTAATTATTGCCGCCGTTTGGAAGGCAAGACTGAATGCGCATATGAAGATGTGTATAAGTTCTATGATGAAAAAGTGGCTGAATACATCCAGCAGTATGGCGATCCATATGGAATTTTTGCTGATGATCCAACAGTTTCAAATCGTGAACGCATCAAAGAATTTATTACGCTGCCGCCTGATTATAATCGAGGTGACGAGTAATGAGTAATAGTCTGAATAATGATTCTGCTTTTGAAGCAAGTATGGACAAATATGAGGAAATCGCAAATTTATGGTTGTGGTATCCCGATCTTGCGCTTGATTTAATGGCTCCTAAAGAGGGTGGTATTAAATTACATTCTGATCAGCGTATTTTCATGAGATGCGGCGCAAGATTTTTTAGTGAGTATGGCTGCTTTCCTCGTGGATGGGGTAAAACTTTTGCTGAGGTTGCAACGATGGTTATTACAGCAATCAGGTATCCCAACATTGAAATTGGTTTGACGGCTCAGACAAAAGAGAACGCAGCTTCTTTGTTGAAAGATAAATACAACGAATTGGTGCGTTATTATCCAATGCTCTTAAATGAGATTAAAAAGACCAGTTTTGTAAAAGGCGATGCTTTGATTGTGTTTAAAAACGATGCACGAATTGACGCATTAGCAAATGCTCAATCCAGTAAGGGTCAGCGTAGAAAGCGTTTGAACATTGAGGAATCAAACTTGATGGATAATACGACTTTTGAAGATGCTCTTGAACCTGTTGTTGAGGTTGGCCGTATCACGACTGGCAAGCTGGCAATCACAAATCCAGAGGAATTAAATCAGCAAATCAACTTCTTTACTACACCGGGCTTTAGAGGTTCAGACGAATATCGGCGCAGCTTGCAGATGATTCAGGATATGCGTGATCTGAAAGGTAAGATTGTGCTTGGGTCTGACTGGATGCTTGGATGCTGGTATGGAAGAGGTTCCAGTAAGAGTACCATTCTGAAAAAGAAACGAGATTCCTCCCCTATTGCATTTGATATGAACTATGGTGGCAAATGGGTTGGCAGTGCAACAGGCGCATTGGTTAATATTAACCGCTTGATGAATTGCCGAACATTGACTGAACCTGTTTTAAGTTCGTCTAATGACAACGATGAATTTTATCTGGCAATGGATGTGGCTCGTTCACAAAATAAGAGCAATAACCAATCTTCTATTGCTGTTGGTCAAGTAATTCGCAACAGCGAGGGAAAGATTGAAAATATCAATTTGGTCAATATCATTCATGTATCTAATATGTTAAGTTTTTCAACTCAGGCGTGTATTGTAAAGAGAATTCGAAAACGATATAACGCAAGAATTGTGGTTGTGGACGGCAACGGTTTGGGTACTGGTTTGGTAGATGAACTTTTGAAAGAGAGTTATGATCCGAAGTCTGGTGAAACATATCCAGCTTGGGATACGATCAATACTACTGCGGAACCAGAAACCGCAAAAGCAGAAAAATGCTTATATGATTTAAAGGCACAATCTGCACAGACAAGTATTTTGTCTAATTTCATTGATATGATTGATTCTGGTAAATTCAGATTTTTAGAGAGCAGAAATGGCGGCGATTACGCAATCAAAGATAATGACGATCTGAACTCTAAGGTTATGCCATTTGTTCAGGAAGAATTGTTCTTCCAAGAGGTTGGTAACTTAAAGTTAATCCAAAATGGTAAGAACCTTTCGGTAGAAAAGGTTGTTAATAAATTTGATAAAGACCGTTTTTCTGCTGTGGCATATCTCTTGTACTATATTGTAAAGGTTGGCGAGGGAGATAACCAAAAGAGCGATTTTGATGCAAAGTCTTTTGCAAAGAAATTACAAGCACTCAATCGCAAACCAAGAATGTATTAAAGAAAGGCGGTGATAGAAATGCCACGCAAACAAGTGATTTATTCGAGCAAAAGTTACGAAAAAGATGTAAAAGCTATTCAGGATGCGGAGTCTGGCAAAAAACCGCTTGATTTAAGTGCATTCAAGAGATTGATGGTTCATGATTTATGTAGTAATACAAACATTTTGAATTCAATGAAAATTGGAGCATATTCCATTGAAAAAATTCAAGACGCACTGCAAAATCCTCGTTCTCATTCATATATTCTTTTGGAAACAAGCAGATATTTGATGAATGTATCTCCATTTTATATGCGTATCAATAATTACTTCTCAAAAATGGGATTGTTCAATTATGTGATTGATGTATATGATTTGAAAGTTGATGAACTCAATACCGAGGAAAAACAAAAGAAGCTGCGTGACACATATTTTGCTGTATGCAGTGAATTTGAGAAAATCAACTTAAAACATGAAATGTTGAAAATTATGGAAACGATTGTCCCTGAAGATGTTTTCTATGGATTGATTTTTGAGGATTCTACGGATTTCTTTATTCTAAAGCTGAATCCTGTGATTTGTGAAATTAGACAGATTCAGGATGGCGTTTATAATTACCGCATTCGTTTAAGCGGCATCAGTCCTTTGGAAATTGGTACATATCCAGATAATATCAAACAGGCGTATTTGGATTATCATCATGGCGAAAAGTATCATGATGGTTGGTATATTCCTCCTGCTGATCAACAGGTTTGTTTCAAGTTCAATACCTCTTTATTGACACCAATGCCATTTATGATGGCTTTGACAAAAGATATTTTGGATTTGGATGTTTACAAAAAGTTGAAACTGCAAAAGGCAAGAGTTGATAACTATAAAGCAATTGTTGTGGAAATTCCTATTGACGAGGATGCTGTTGATAAGCCTCTTTTAACGGAAGATACATTAACAGTTTTTGCTGAGATGAATAAGGCAAATATGCCAGAGGATGTTGGTTTGCTCCATGTTCCCGGCAATGCGGAAGCAGTCAGTTTTAAAGACAATGCTAATAGCACAAACAATTTGAGTGATGCCGTGACAAATCTTTATGATAATGCTGGTGTTCCTCATGAATTGTTTAATGCTGGTTCTGCTGGAACGGCGTTTAAGTTGTCTTTGGAAAACGATGCTTCTTTTATTTATGCTTTTTACCGTCAGTGTGAACGATTTTTCAATCGTTTCATTAAGATGCGTAAATATAATAAGCCGTTATATAAGTTCGCTGTGAGAATTCAGGATTCTACGGTATTCAATAGATACGAAACCGCAGATGCTTATTTGAAAGCAGCTCAAAACGGTTTGCCATTTAAACTGGATTATGCGGCCTCTTTAGGAAAATCACAGTCCAGATTGATTGGTGATGCGATCTTAGAGGTGGATATTTTGCATTTGCAAGATTATTTCATTCCGCTTTCTACCTCTTATACACAAAGCGGAAATGGCTCCGATGGCAGACCGACAAATGAAAGCAAAGGTTTAGATTTATCGGACGAAGGCGAAAAGTCTGCCAATAAAGAAAAAGACTTAAATCGTTAATACCACCGAAAGGTGTTATTAAAATATTCCAAGAAAGGCGGTGATTAAGAAAGTGAGTCAAAAGCAAAAAAGATTGCCAGTGTCATTTACGATCAACGAATGTGTTGAAACAGATGATTCGAGATTTCTTGCCATCACAATTGATGTTTTACATACAGGCTTGAATTTTAACGGCAGTATTTTTGATAAGGAAGTTGTTGATGCTTGTGCCGAAAGCATTAAGAATACACCAGTTTTGGGGTATATCGCTCTGAATCCAGACGGAGAATTGGATTTCCAAGGTCATAAATACAAGTTGATCGAAGATGAAAATGGTAAGCGATATGTATATGCTGGTTCTGCATATGGTGTGATCCCTGAATCTTGTAACTATCGCTGGATTGAAAAAGTTTGTTCTGATGGTATTTGTCGTGAATTCTTTCAGGTTGATGCGCTGTTGTGGACTAAATTCGATGATGCAGTGACGATTTTTGAACGAGATGGCGGCAAACCACAAAGTATGGAACTTGAACTTTCTTCAATCACTGGCGAAGAACAGGAGGACGGCACATTTAAGTTCACTGAATTCAAATTCGATGGATGTTGCTTGCTGTCATCCACTGACGAAAAAATTCAGCCAGCAATGATTGATAGCGAGGCGGTTGCTCAGTACACCGTTTCAAACATTGCACAGGAAATTAAAGAGAAGTTGCAGGAATACTCGCTGTTTACTGCTGCTGGAAAAGAATTAACTGGAAAGGAGGATGACAACATGGCAAAAGATGTTGCTCCTAATTTCACACTGAATTTGATGGAACAGTTAGACGAGATTTATGCAATCCTTGATGAAAAGACTTTCCGTGATAAATGGGGCTGGGAATGTTCTCAGTTCTGCTTCGTGGATGTTCAGGACGATGAAGTGATTGTCATGGATCGTGCTGACCATTATCGTATGTACGGTATGAAATTCAGTATGGAAAATGACGAGATCAAGATTGATTTTGATTCTGCGGTTCGTAAAAAGACCAAGTATGAAAATATCGAGGGTGCTGGCAGTGAGAATGAGATTGATGTATTCGAAAAGGCTTTTGATGGTCTGGCAGATTACATGAATAATCAGGTTGAAGCAGTTACCAAGGAAAAGGAAACTGCCGAGCAAAATTACACCACTGTCAAGAACGATTATGATGAAATGAAGCCCAAGTATGATGCTTATGTTGCCGATGAACAGAAGCGTCAGGCTGATGCTGCTGAGGCGGCAAAGGATGCTGAGTTTGCAAAGTTTGATCAGCATTTGGGCGATAACGCTGATTATATCAACATGAAGGAAAATCGTAATGATTTCACTGTTGAGCAGATTCAAAATCAGTGCGCTATTCTCTTTACAGAGAAAAACTTGAATGCAAACTTTAGCCGCAAGGATAAGAATCCTGCGCCTATGGTTGCAGATGTGTTTGAGCAGAAGCCCGCTGTGGAAGTGAACTCCCGCTATGGCATTCTGCCCACTAAGAAATAATATGAAAGTGAGGGTATAGGACTATGAATAAGAATTATACAGTCGTTGAAACTTCTAAAATCGCAGCAGTTCGTGGCGGCGGTCATATGTATAGCCTGATTTCTGATGTGGATGTGGAAAACGGTCATATCGGTTATGTTGGCGATATGGCGGCAGATGTGGAGGGCATTGAAACTCATGAGTTCTTGGCTCCTACCGCCGATTTGATCAATAAGAGCAAGGTTATCTTGGTTGCTAATCCTGAGTGGGATTATGACGAGTGCAAGCGCAGTAATCAGGCTCTCTACAATTTCGTGAATGAGGCAGAGCGTCCTTTCCGTGGTTATGATCTGATGGCTCACGATATGTACGCTGTTACTGCTGGCGGCATTGACGCTGGTGAGGGTGAAATTGAGATTGGCAAGTATGTCATTGCTCAGGACGGTAAGACCACTGTGAAGATGGTTGACGAGGCTGGTATTGCTGGTCAGGGCTTCTACGGCAAGATCGTTGGCTCTGCAAAGCGTGGTTTGGGCTGGACTGTTAAGAGCGGTGCAACCTACGGTCATCCTTATGTTGTCTACTTTATCGAGATTCTGCGTAACGATATTGTGGGCTAATAACAAGAAATACATGATTGGAGGTATTGAATATGGCTTGTAATATGGAAAAACTGGCTCACTTCTCCGTTGAGAAGCAGCAGTTAATTGCAACTTGTGTTGATAGTTACACAGGTGAATTGAGCAACTTTGTTGCCGCTAATGTTGATACCAACGCTGGCAGCATTGATGATAATATTCGTTCTCGTTTTGAGAAGGAAATTCTGCATGGCGAGAAGTGGAATTATCGTACTTATCGTAAGTATAAGAACGACATTTATGAGATTTTGGAAACTACTCTGGATCAGACTTTGCCCGAAGGTTGGAAAGAGAATGAGTTCTTCAATCGTTTCGTTGAGGAAATTCGTCTTGACTTGGGCGATAAGAATGAATTCTATGCCGAGGATAACGGTTATCTGACTGTTTCCAAGTTCAGCGGCAATCATTGGGATACTGCCCGTGAGCGTATGGATTTGGGTACTCAGTTCTCCGTTGATACTTATTGGTGGGATGTTCATTTCTACAACGAGTTTGAGCGTTTCATGAAGAATATTGACAGCTTCGCTAAGATGCTGGATAAGGCTCGTAAGTCCTTCTTACAGGCATTCCAGAGTGCAGTTTATGTTGCTTTCAGTAATATGGGCGAGATGATGCCAGCCGAGTTCTCTGGTCACGGCGCATTGTCTACTGATACTGAGCGTGATCAGTTGTTCGAACTGATTGACAAGGTTTCTGCCGCTAACGGTGGTATTAAGCCTGTTCTGGTTGGTACTGGCGCAGCTCTGCGTAAGTTGCAGAAGAACATTGACGAGAACTGGATTGCTGATTCCGCTAAGGAAGAGCGCAAGAAGAACGGCGTTGTGAGCGATTGGGAAGGCTATCCTCTGATGGTTATTCCTCAAGTGTTCAGGCAGGGTACTTTCGAGTTCGCTCTGTCCACTACTCGCATCTTGATCCTTGCTACTAACGGCAAGCCCATCAAGTTCGTTTATGAGGGTGATTCTCGTCTGAAGGAAGTTACTGACAACCGTGAGAACATGGATCAGACTCTTGAAGGTCAGATTCAGGTTAAGGCTGGTCTGGCTGTTATTTCCAGCGACATTGTTGGTTGCTGGGAACTGGCGTAATTGATACGCAAATAAATTTTAGGAGGCGTTATTTTTGGGACAGGAAGAAAAGATTTTAAATACTCCTGATACAGCAGCATCAGATAAGAAGTCTGGTGCTGCTCCCACTTCCCCCGCTTTAAAGGATGATACCAAAGTTAAGGTTCGTGCTTTGGTTCCAGCGGTGTATTACACCTGTTTAAAGACGATGGATAGCTTTGCTTGGGAGGAAGTCGGTGACGAGCAGGAAATGACTTATATGCAAATTAAGACCATGAAGGCAAAGCATCCACGCTACTTTACTGAAAAGTGGCTTCTGATTTGTAATGACGAGGTTTTAAAGAAACTGAATCTTACATCCGTATTTGCGGCAAAGATTACTGCTGCTGATATGAAGAAGTTCTACGGCTCTGATGTGGGAGCTGCTAAGGAGTTGCTTGCTGGTCTTAATGATAGCGCAAAAGCTGGGTTGGTTAAGAAAGTTACTGATGCTGTTAAGAGCGGAAAGATCGCAAATGTTAAGATCATTCGTCTGTTGGAGGAACAGCTTGGTATTGAACTGATGCAGCTCGTGTAAAGGAGGTGAAGCCCTATGGGGACTCCCTTTACTGATCTTTACGATAGTGTTTTGAGCAAAATCAGAGATTATGATTTTTTCAATATGGAGCAAGAACAGGTATATGAGGTTTTATCCGATTATCTTCGTCCTGCGATTGCGGCTTTTCGAGGCTGTAAACAAGATATTTCACAAAGGACTGAAACTGGATTTGAATGTACTTTAACCGATACTGAGGTTGAGATATTAGCCAATTATATGACGATTGCATATTTGGATAGTAATTACATTCGAGTTCCACTTGCTTTGAAACAAACATTGTCAAGTAAAGACTTCAATGCTTTTTCCCCTGCCAATCATCTTGATAAGATGGTAGAAATGAGAGAAAAGTATCGTAAGGATAACGAAACTTTACTGGTTCGTTATTCCTATATTCGCAGAAATACATAAGGGGGTGAATTCTGTGGGAGGTTTTCAGAATTTCCTTCTGAGGATGAAAGCTGGCGGCAATAGTATGAGGGGTGAACAAATTGAAAACGCAATGCGTTTGGTTCAGCAGACTTTTGCTGACGATCCTTCTTATATTCCTGATGGCGTAACAATTCATCGAACAGATAGATTGATTCATCCTCGTATTTATCTGCATAAATATCGTACCACTTCCCCTGCTCAAGCAAGTATTCAGACGCAGATTCATGAGCCATTTTATTTGGGCGATGTAATTCCTTGGCCTGATCATGGTTATTGGCTTTGTGTAGAATCGAATAATTTACATGGTATTCAGTGGGAAGGTACATTACAGTTTTGCAATCATAGTATTAAGTTCCGATCTCCGTTGAATGGAGAAATTGTAGAATATCCAATTAGCTTAATTAATGCTACTCAGTATGGTAGTGGTGAAACAGCAAAAGAGTATATCAAACTTGGTACATCTCAGTTGATTGTTTATATCTCTTATGACGAACACACTGTTCTTTTGGATAGTGGAGTTCGTTTTTTAATTGATAGGAACAAGGAGCTGCCTACGGCGTTTGAAATTAAGCAAGCCGATACTGTTAGTTATTCTGATGGTAATCAGCGTGGATATATTCAATTATCTGTTTTGGAGAGTCAGTTCAATCCAAAGACTGATAACAAAGAATTAATGGTTGCGGACTATTACGATGATCCTGTTGGAACAGGAGATGAACTTCAGGAAAAACCGAATGACAGTTGGATTTAAGGAGGTGGAATGATTGGCTTTACTACAAGAGCTGACGGATTATCGGAAAAAGATCATGCAAATGATTTGCAGTGATCAGGAAATTGTTGATTTGATTTTGGATAAAGAAAATTCCACCGTCCCTGATCGTTCTTTGATGTATTCCAGAGTATTTCCTTATGCTTATACACCTGATGCGACAAAGGAAACTAATACTTATGTTTGTTTTCGTATTTATGTACCAGAGGTCATGAATAAGACATTTAAGAGGATGAATATCTGCTTTTATGTTTTTTCGCATCAAGATTATATCCGAACCAGTGATGGTTTGCGTCCTGATTTGATCGCTGGACGCATTGAAGCACTGTTGAATGGTTCAATGGATTTAGGAGTTGGTCGTGTAAGTTTAGAGGGCATGGATGATATTAGTCCAGCAGAGCAATTTCATGGCGTTGCTTTGGAATATTCTGTTTCGGAATTTAATCGTCCAACAATTAATGGAAATCCGAGAGCGGGTGCTAAGTAATGATTCAGCGTCCCAATCTGTTAAAAGTTCAAGATTACCCAATTAACAATAAAATCAGTGTTCATGTACCAACGGTGGACGAGATTTTTAATTTCGGTGATCAGAAATATTACAATATGGTTCAATCCCTCACTTCTACTCCGTTTGATTTGATGGTTGAACTTGACGATATAGGGGTTGATTACGAAACGATCACGGATTATCAGCTTTTTATTCTGATGATCCAGTCCATTGCTTATGACGAGCAGGATACATCCATTCTGTTTCGTGATTTGGATTTGCGAAAGTTCAAAGAATCTGAGGACTTGAGCAACGGCGAACATATTTTGTGGGATGAAGAAAATGACATAAAAATTGACCAGTTGATTGCTTCTGAAATATGTAATGCAATTCGTAAAATTCATTTTTGGGAGGCTCCGATTGGCAAGGCTGGCAATGCTGAAGCAAAGCGGTATCTTATTGAAAGAAATCGCTTAAAGAAAAAGCGTCTTGCGAAAAAGCCATATAAATCATTTTTAGAAAACATGATCATTTCCTTGGTGAACACTGAGGAATTCAAATATGATTACGAATCCGTATTGGATTTGAGTGTGTTCAAATTAAATGCGAGTTGGAGGCAAATCCAAAAGAAGAAGCATTGGGAACAAACAATGAACGGTGCATATTTCGGTACTGTGGATTTGTCAAAGATCAATCTCGAAAAAATCAGTTGGTTGTCACCAGAATAAGTGTGACAAATATTTGAATTAAAAAAGGAGGATGCTACTATGAGTAACATTGTTGTGAACGATCTCTCCATTACCAGCTTGGAAACAATCATGTGTTTCGGCATTAATGGCGGTGTGCATCGTTTTACTTTGGATGAATTGCAGAATGCGACTATTGCTAATACTCAGGAGAACACTGCTCTGACTGGTAAGGGTGGTCGTACAATCGGTCAGCTCAAGCGTAATAAGGCTGTTACTGTTTCTGGCACTAACGGTATGGTTTCCTTGGGTCTGGTTGAAGTGAATGTCGGTGCTGAGGGCGAACACAGAACTTCTACTTCTGTTAAGGTTCCTGATTATCTGACTGTTACTGGTAATGCTGCCGCTACCAACTATAAGGCTGTCGGCACTGCTGGTAATGAAATCGGTGAGGTTATTGTCAAGAACTCTGATGGTACTATTAAGACTCGTTTGACTCAGGATGCTACTGCCTCTGCTGGTAAGTTTGCTTATGATCCTGAGACTAAGGAATTGACCTTTAATGAGGGTGAAATTGCTGACGGTACTTCTATCGTTGTTTATTACTTCCGTAATGTTGAGGGTGATGTGATCAGCAACATTTCTGATAACTATTCTGAGATGGTTGAGATGTATATTGATGCTCTGGCTGAAGATAAGTGCCATAATATTTATCATGTTCAGTTCTTCTTGCCTTATGCTGACTTCACTGGTAACTTTGATTTGGCGATGGGTGATTCTCAGACTACTCATGGCTTTGAGGCTACCAGCTTGCCTGAAACTTGTGGTAATGGTGTTACTAAGTATTGGGATATGACTGTCTTTGGCGCAGATGCCGAAGATGCTGCCTAATAAGTAGGTGATACTTATGGCAAAGAGAACAATCGCTTGCCGTGTATGCGGTAAGCAGTTTGTTCCCTGCAATAAGTCCAGTGCCTCTCTTGGTGCGTTTAATTATCACAGTATTGCTTGTAGTCCTGAATGCGGTGCGGAATATCTGCGCCGTGTTCAGGCTGCTCGTAATCAGTCTGAGCAGGAAGAAACTGCTGAGTTAGCAGGTCAGATTTCTATTAAAGAATCTGATGTTGCCAATGTGAATGTTGCTGGCGAAATTTCTGAGGATGCTAATGAGGACATTTTCGCTGATGTTCCCAAGGCGATCCGTTCCAGAAAAAATAAGCAGGAAACAAACGAGGAAGAGTGAAATTAGCGGGAGGGCTTTTGCTCTCCCCTATTTTCATATTTAGGAGCGTGATGAATATTTGTCAATTAAAATTGATTTCTGAGATACCACCTTCCGTTAATCATTATCTGGCATATAGAGCCATTATGAAAAATGGAAAACCAATGGCAATGAGTTATAAAACGCCAGATGCTATTCGGTATCAGAACAAATTTACTAAGTATGTGATTCGGCAAGTCAAAGAGCAGAAATGGCCTTTGAAACCAAATAAAACACAACATTTTTATGTGGATTGCATTTTTTATTTCCCACGAGTAGATATGGATTGCAACAACTACTTTAAATGTATGTTGGATGCTATTACAGATAGCAAAAAAGTTTGGGAAGATGATAATGTTGTGTGTGAACGAGTAAACGGAATTTTTTATGATTCTGCAAATCCACGAATTGAAATGATTATTTCACCTGTTGACTACATAGGTATTTTTAAAGACTTATCTCAATTAGAAGAATTTGAATCTAATTGCATCGGTTGTAGTAGATACAAACGAAATTGTAGTATTCTGCAAAAAGCGAAAGAAGGCAGAATTCAGGATGAAATTCAAAATGGTATTTGTCAAAAATTTAAATGTATGAAGGAGAAATGAATTATGGCAAAAATTACTCAGAAGTCTATGAATGCACTGTTAAAGGTTTATCGTAATCAGAAAACCGATGTGACTTTGCATATGACTAATCCTGAAAATCCTGAAGAAATCATTATGGAGATTTCTGTTAAGAATGAATTATCTATCGAAGATAAAGGCAACTTTGTTGACCGAGTTGTAAATGCTTGCTTTGATGCGGATGGTGATTTCATTCCTCAATATCTCGATCCTGTTTTTATGATTACTTTACTTCAGATGACAACTAATGTTCCTGTATTTGAGCGTGAAATTGAGTTAGATGATGAAAGTAAAACAACAGTTGTTGATATTGAAAAGACTTATGAATTGTGCAAGGCTATTAATCTGATTCATAATGTTAAAGATAACGCATTTCAAGCATTGGTTGCCGAGCTGCGTGGCATGACAGTAGAAAAACTGGATTATATGAAGCAGATGCGTTTCTGTGCTGAAGAGCGTATGCTTTCAAAAGCAAGAGAAGAACTTGAGAACGGTGTTGCTATGGTTGCTGCTATTGGTCAGCAGCTCAATGAAACTCTGGCGAATGCTTCTGGTTTGAATAATATGGCTGAGGCAATGAAGAATTTCGATTATGATAAAATGGTCGATTCTGTTTTAAGTCATAAATAACAAGATTTGCAAGAATATATTGACTTTATGAACTATACCATGTATAATGTTTCTAAAGGAGGCATTGTATTATGGCTTTGATTAATTGTCCCGAATGTGGCAAACAAATTAGTGATAAGGCTCCTGCTTGTATTCATTGTGGTTATCCTATTCAAACAGAACAAACCGTTTCAACATCAATATCTAATTCAAAAAAGGTAGCTATTCCAAGTTTTAGTGAGTTTTCACAACAAAAAATTCCGGCAATTAAAGTTGTCCGTGAAGTGACAGGGTTGGGACTTGCGGAGGCAAAAGAATTTGTTGAACAGTCTGCTCCCTATATCATTGTCAAAGACGAATTAAGTCAGAATCAGGCGAATTTGATTGCTCAGAAATTTCAGGCAGTTAATGTAGATGCGAGGATATATGATTCTGATGCTCCTGTTAATTTTGCAAGTCCCGCTAAAGATAAAGATATTATCTGTTGTCCTGAATGTGGATCGACAGAATATCATGCTGGTGCAAGAGGGTTTAGCATTGTAACAGGTTTTATTGGAAGTGGTAAAACAGTATTGACTTGTTTACGGTGTGGGCATCGTTGGAAGCCCGGAAAATGAATAATGAAATAAGAAAGGACGAGGGTTTATGCCCTCGTCTTTTTTGTTATGGGGGTGCTGTATGTCATTAGCTAAGATTTTGAATAATCTTGATATAACAAAAGTAAAAGCCCCATCTGGATTGACTTATGGGCAAGAATTGGTGGATGCGGCAAATTTGTTATCTAATTGCATACAAAGCAAAATCCATCAAAGAACAATGCAACATTCGATTTCTACTGCTGATTTAGCAGATATTAAAGTTGAAGGTAATCGAATGAGTATTACATTAAAAATTGAGAATTCAATTCGTCCATCTATTTTCAAAAAGTGGAATAAAAGTGATGCAAATGTATTTTGGCTATTGAATGATGGTTATGTTGTTAAAAAGAATGTCTGGTTTAAGAATATTCCGAATTTTGGCTATCGGCAAGCATCGAACTGGATCGCTGATGGTATTCGAGATTTTAATTCCAAAAACAAACTTGGATTACAACTATCAGAACAAAAGAATGTAATTAGGCCACTTTTATATTATGGACGAGTATATTAATGAACAGTTCCTCCCTCTAAATAGAGGGAGGTTTTATTATTTTATAGGAGGTGAAAATAAATGGCTGCTGATGGTTTGATTGTATTGGGGTTGGATGTAAGCCAAACTCAAGCTAATATTCAAGCCGAACTTGACGGTATTTTAAATAGCACAAAGACCAGAAAAATCATTCTCAAGACTGCAATCGAAAAAGCAGAAACAGAAAAAGAAATTGATGCTGTTGTTGCGAAAATTAACAAGAAAACAGTCAAGATGGGCGTTGAAGTTGACGCAAAAAGTGTAAATAGCATTTTAGCAGCACAACAGAAAATTGCCTCCACTCAAGCAAAATTAAATTCTCAAATGCAAGAGTATCGAAACATTGCCAAAGATATTGGCATAACATTGAACAAAGATACTTGGAATGCGTTTAATCATGCTGTTTCTTCTGGCGATTTTACAAAGGCAAATGAAATTTTGCGATCTGCTAAAAAGCAAATCGAAGAATATAATGCTGCCGTTAAAAAGATGAATGCGGACACTTCTGTATCAAGAAGTGTCTCTTCTATTGTGGAGCAATTTAGTAAACTCAAGGATGTAAGTGCTGAAACGCAAAAACGAGTAAACTTGTTAAAAGCAAATTTAGCACAATTTGAGAATGCTGATAATACTCAAAAGAAACTGTCGGCTTATAAGCGTCTGCAAACAATGATTGAAAGTTTGAATGCTGAACTTAAAAATTTAGGATCAGCAGAAAAAACACAATCTGGTGATTTAGGTATTAAAAAGAAGATTGAGGATGCTCGTTCTTCTTTAGAGATTTTTAAAATCAAATATGACAGCATTGGGGATAGTGCGGCTGCTCAAAAAGTAACTAAAGCGATTACTGAATTGGATGCAGCTCTTGAAAAGGTAGATGCTGATGCTACTGGTGGTAAATTAAAAAAGCAATGGGATTCCGTTTCCATAGCCGTAGATAATGCAAAACGAGCGGTTTCCGAATATAACGCAACATATGGTGTAAAATCAGAGAACTTAAATTTACTGTCAGGTATTTCTTCTCAGGCTGATAGTTTATTTGCGTCTGTATCTAATTCTGGAATGTCTGGTTCTGGTATTGATGCTTTAAAAGAAAAGCTGCGTTTGGCGGCTGATGAAGCTAAAGCATTGAAAGCCGAATTAGATAAGACTGCAACTACGGATCAGAATTATCAATCTTTAATTGATCGTATTGCAGCTCTTAATAAACAATTCCAGCAAACAAAAAAAGATGCTAAGGTCTTTGAAGATGTAAATGCTATTGAACAGTTCAGAACCAGTATTGAAAAAGCCCGTCAAAAAGTTGCAGAGTATGATAAGACATATAGTGCAATCAAGGGAAATCCTGCGCTGGTACAAAATCTGAATGATCTTAAAGCAAAATTAGAGGCTGTTTCTACTCCATCGCAATTCAAGGCATGGAATACAGAATTTGAACAATTTAATACAAAAGTCAAAGAAGCAGGACTGCATACACAATCATTAGGAGATAAATTAAAAACTGCATTCAAGAATTTTGCATCATTCTTTAGTGCCAGTAGATTAATGTATCAGGCATTCAGTGAACTTAAACAAATGATTTCAAATGTCAAAGATTTAGATGCGGCAATGATCAATTTGAAAAAAGTCACTGATGAAACCGATGCCTCTTACGATAGATTTTTGACCAGAGCAACCGCCAAAGCAAAAGAGTTAGGCACAACCGTTGTTGATCTGGTTGATGCCACTACAAACTTTAGCCGATTGGGTTTCTCTTTGAGTGAGGCTGAGGAACTTGGTCAGCTTGCTACGATTTATGCTAATGTCGGTGACTTGAGTAGTATTGATGATGCTACAAATAGCATGATTTCTACCATGAAGGGCTTTGGCATTGAGGCAGAAAATGCGTCCGCTATTCTGGATAAATTCAACGAGGTTGGCAACAACTTTGCAATTTCCAGTGGAGATATTGGTGAGGCATTACAACGCTCCGCTTCTTCGATGGCTGCGGCTAACAATACCATTGATGAAACTATTGCACTGATTACTGCCGCTAATACAGTCGTTCAGGATGCTACCAGTGTTGGTACGGCGTTTAAGACGATCTCCATGCGTATCCGTGGTGCGACTACGGAAATGGAACAAGCTGGTCTTGATATGGAGGGAATGGCTGATTCTACCGCAACATTGCGTAAAGAAATCATGGCATTGTCTGGCGTTGATATTATGATAGATGATGATACATTTAAATCTACCTATCAAATCATCGAAGAACTTGCCGCAAAATGGGGCGAATTGACAGACATTCAACAGGCAAGCATTACCGAGTTGATTGCTGGTAAGCGTCAGGGCAATATCATTTCTGCTGTCATGGAGAACTTTGATATTGCACAAGATGCTTTGAATTCTTCTCTGGAATCTGCTGGTTCTGCCATGAAAGAATACAATACCTACTTAGAGGGTATTGAAGCTAAGACAAATCAGTTTAAGGCAGCATTTGAGGCTTTGTCTTTGACTGTTTTCAATAGTGACTTCTTAAAGGGAATTATTGAGTTTGGTACTGGTGCTATTACTGTTTTAGATGGAATTATCGAAAAACTTGGAGGAATGGGCAATGCTTTAATGCTTGTTGCGTCTGCTTTAGTGTTTTTGAATTTAAAATCTGCAACTGCGCTTTTTACAAGATTATTTAATGTGATTTCAAGCGGTTTTGGTATTATTCCAAAACTTAAAAGTATGTTTGAAACCTTAGCTTTGGCTTGGATGGAAGGTAAAAGTGCTGGTGGAGGTTTTATAACAACACTGAAAGGTGCGGCAACTGCTTTAACTGGTACAGCAAGTGCTGCTACAATTGCAACAGGTGCTATTACAGCCGTTGTAGCGGTTATAGGTATTGCTATTGCAATATACCAGAATTACAAGCAGAAAATTGAAGAAGCAAGACAGGCAGCAGAAGATGCGGCAAATTCTCATAATGAATTAGCTGCATCTATGGATGAATATAAAACAAAAATTATTTCTTTGAGAGAGGAACTTGACAAAGGTAATCTTTCTGAAGAAGAAGCATATAACAAGCGCAAAGAATTGATTTCAATTCAAGATGAATTAATTTCTCGATTTGGTAAAGAAGCAGAAGGAATTAGCTTAGTTACAGGAGAAATTAACAATCAGATTGATGCGATTAATAATTTATCAAAAGCTAATTGGAATGATTACAAGAAAGAAAATTGGGATGCAATTCAAAGAGCGCAAGATATGTTCTTAAATTTTGATCCAAAAGATTTAGATTTTTGGAATGAAGATATTTTTGGCAGAATCACAATTGAATTGCCTTCAACAAATGATATTCAAAAAGGAATTAATGATTTAAATCTTGATATTGTTCCAAAAGATTTTAGTGATCATTTTGTTCGAGAAGTAGAAAGCGCAGTAGATGGAATTGATTTCCCTGATATGTTGGGAGATAATTTTGCATGGGATGCTGGCGATATGTCCATTTATGAAATTCTGGATGTTTATAATACTTTATTTGAAACGACAGAAAGATTGGGCAAACAGTATTTTGGTGAAAATTACGAACAATATGTAGGAGGAATGCTGAGTTCGTATTCTGAACAAATCAATGAAATTAATACTGCCATAGATGAAAATAGAGAAATCTTTGATACTTATGTTGAAGGGCTTTTGCTATATGATGAAACATATAGTGAAGTTTATGGTAAAGTTTTAGCCGCACAAAAAGAGTATCAAGACGCTTTATTGAGTGGCGATGAAGAAGCTGCCGCAGCCGCAGTTGTCAAAATGAGCGAGGCACAAGTGGCTTGGGCAAATGCTGGTTGGAGTAATGAAGCTGTTAATCTGTATATGCAAGACTTCTTTGATAAGTTTACAGAACAGTCAAAAAACTACCAGTTTGAGGTAGAACTGAAAGCAATTCTTGCCGATCCTGATGATACTTTTGGCAACTATATCAAAGATACAGTAGATAAGTTCAAGGATGAAAACGGAAAAGTAGACTTGTATGAAGTTCTTAATACTGGAATTGAATATGATCAAAATCCAAATAAGAATAGCCGCAGACATACTCTTCCAGACGATCAACAAGCATATGTGGGATTGAAATTTGCCGCAGACGAATATGGAGTTAGCGTCGAGCAATTATTAGTATTGCTTAATAAATTGGGTTATATTGAATTAGAAAATGCAGATGTGGCTCAAGAAACTGCACGAACATATTTCGATTCTATTGCTCAAATTCGAAAAAGTTACGATTCGTTGAAATCTGCTACTGAAAATGCAGTAGATGCACAAGTTGTAATGAAGGGTATTTTTGCAGATAATACTCATTTGAGTGAAGATGCTTATAATGCGCTTGTTACTTTGGCTGGCGGTGAAACAAATCTTGCCGGGTGTATTGATACAACAAATGGATATTTGGTAACAAATGCAGAGGGTTTGCAAAATGTTGTTAAGGCTTCTGAAGAGGCATTGATGACAGATTTGAAATTGGCACAATCACATGAAAAATTGAATTATCATGAATTGGTTGGTCAACTGCACGATGTTACGAATGGTGTTGAGGATTATGATGACGCAACTCTGAATACAATCAGCACCATTCTTGACCAGATTGATGTAACAAAACAGCAGATTGCTCAGTATAAAATATTAGAACAGCAGTTGCTTGGTGTAACTAACGCATTTACAGAAATGGAAAATGCACAGCAAATTGACGAAGCTGCTGATTATACTGATGATTTGGCAGAAATGATTCAAACTCTGTTTGATTCTTATGCAAACAACGAGTTTGGTACAGAAACATTCTGGACTGCTTTTAAGGCTTTAGTTCCAGAGGATATTTATGGACAGTTTGAAGATGCGGGAGATCAGATTGAGGCTGGTTGGGATTATCTGAACAATGTTTTGTCCAGATATTATAGTTCTGATGATGGGAATATTTCTATCAACTTTGATAATATCAAAAACTTTGTTACAGATGGATTGAATACGGCATTCGGGAATTCTACTGTATTTACTGGTACTTTAGAGAACTTTGAGTTAAATCCACAGATTAACACACTTGAAGAATTTGCTGAGGCAATGAATCTGACAACAACAGAGGCATTTGCTTTAGGTAATGCTATTTCTAAGTATTCTGCTGACCATGAAGATTTCTTGAGCGATCTTGAGGTCGAAACACTGGAAAATCAAATTTATGCTTGCGATCAGGCAATGGCTGAATTGCTTGAAAAGCAAACAGAATTAGGTAAAGCTGGAAAAGTTGGTACAGATGAATGGAATACACTCCAAGCAGAAATTGATGAAACAAAAGCAAAGATGGACGAACTTCGTACATCTGCGAGAGAAAATATTTCTGCTCATATTACAATTGATGAAGAAATTCTTGAAAAACAAAAAGAAGTTGACGGTCTGAAAGCAGATTTAGAAACTTTGGATGAAACAGATGCAGAATATGAAGCTACCATGACCAACTATACTGATGCACAAAATGAGTTGGCAACTTTGCTTCAACAAAAGTATGATTTAGAGGCTCCAACTGAATTAACTATTCAAGTTGCTTTAGAGCAAGTTCAATCTGAAATTACTGCAACACAAACAGAACTTGATAAAATTGCTGAGTTTGATGGAAAGACATATACCGCTAAGGCCGGTGTTGAACAGTCCGAAGTTGATGACCTTGTAAATAAAATTTCTGAATTGGAAAATGAGCAATCTCAGATTATGATTTACGCTGGAATTGACGATGAAAGCGTATTGACAAGTCTGGAAACGATTCAAAATTTTGTTATTGATGATAAGGGATTCAATGTAACATTTGATAATTACAAGACCACACGAGATCGGCTTGTTGATGTTCAAAATGTTCTTGCGGGGATTAAAAGTAAGACTATTTATGTAACTACGGTTACAAGAACGCAATCGTCAAGAGCAACTGGAACTGCTGTGGTTTCTGGTAATGCTTATGAAAGTGGTAGCTGGGGAACTCCTACTGATGAAAAAGACGCATTAGTTGGTGAACTTGGTGAAGAATTAGTTGTTGATCCACGAACAGGAACATATCAGACAGTTGGTACTAATGGTGCTGAATTTGTTGATTTACCAAAGGGCGCAATTGTATTTAATCATCAACAAACAAAAGAAATTCTGAAAAATCGCAGGATCAATAGTCGTGGTATTGCATATGCACAAGGCAATGCACATTTTACATTCCTTGATCGTACATATAGTCTTGGAAAAGATAGTGTTCCAAATAGCACAAAAAATTCAAATGTCAATGTCAATGTAAATGTAAGCGGAGATATTGATCTTGAGGAACAACTTAAAGAAACCCTTGATGCAATGGATGAAGAGATTAGTAAAATTATCGCTTCATACGAACATGATATATTCCTCCTTGAAAAGAATAATGGAAGTGCTGATGAAATTGTTGCAATTTATAAGAAAATGCAACAAGAAGTTCATAATCAAGCAGAGGAATATCGCAAATTAGGTCTTAGCGAAAATTCTGAATATATTATGGACTTGCAGAAACAGTGGTGGGATTATCAAGATTCTATCAAAGAGGTTATTGTGGCTGCATATGAAGATATTACATCTGAATATGAAAATGCTATTACATTAACTGAAAATTGGTTGAATCAAGCTATTGAATCTGCAAACTATTCCGATATTTCAAGATATACTAATGATATTATTGGTTATTATCGGGATATGCAAGACACTATCCATGATGAAGCTGAATACTATCGTTCTTTAGGTTATTCTGAAACCAGTGACGAAGTTAGTCAGCTTTCAGATTTGTGGTGGGATTATCAGGACGCTATTGTAAATGCAACAAAAGATGCTTGGCAACAAGTAGTTGATAACGCAAATGATGCTCTGGATAGTATTCAGGGTATGTATGACTCTTTGAAAGATGCCGCTCAGGAATATGCCGAGTACGGAAGTATAACGGTAGATACTTTGCAGGATATTCTTTCCTATGGCGTTGAAAATCTTGCTTATTTGCAGGACGAGAACGGTCAATTAGTTATCAATGAGGAAAATATTCAGAGAGTAATTGCCGCCAGAACTCAGCAAATGGCAATTGAAACCGCTTTGAATTATATCCAGCAACTTAGAACGGCATTGACAAATAATGATACTGTTGCACTTCTTAATCTGACAACAGCAACAAGTGCGGCAGCATCAAGCACATGGGATTTAGTCTATGCGCAGTTGCAATTGCTTGGTTTGAGTGATGATCAGTATAACAACGCATTGCAGCGTATCAATGTAATGCGAAGTTTGGCTGATTCGGCAGTGACCAGTATTGGTCGTATTGATACCTCTGCAAAAGAGGCTTTGGAGGAAACATCTACTGCGCTTGAAAATTTGCTCAAATATGTTGAGGAAATGATTAAGCAAGAGGTTGAAAACCAAATCTCTGCATTAGAGGATCAGATTGACAAATACCGTGAAATCGTTGATTTACAGAAAGAGTCTTTGGACTTAGAGCGTGAAAAAGATAAGTACACCAAGGATGTTACTGAAAAGACGAAATCTATTGCCGAACTGCAAGCACGAATTGCGATGCTGGATTTGGATGACAGCCGTGAGGCTCAAGCAGAAAAGCGTAAACTTCAGGAACAATTAGCTGAGGAACAGGCTGATTTGGCTGAAACTCAGGCAGATCATGCTTATGAGGCTACAAGCGATATGCTCGACAATATGGCTGATGCCTATGAAAAGGAAAAGCAGAAGGAGATTGAAATCCTTGAGGACTCTATTTCTTCAGCTGAGAAAATCTACCAGTTGGCAATTGACAGGATCAATAATCATTGGGACACTCTTTATGATGATTTGATCAATTGGAACTACCAGTACGGCAATACTGTACAATCTGAATTGATTTCTGCTTGGAATGCGGCATCTGGCGCAGTTCAGCAGTATGGTAGTTATTTAAACGCTGTGGCGGCTACTCAGGCGCAGATCGCAGCCTTTGATGCAAGTAGTGGATTTACTACCGTTGGTACTACTGGCAGTTATGACACCAGTGGCGGTCAAACTATGAGCCGTATCAAAGAGATTGTTGCTCAGATGAAGGCAAACTCTCAGGCTCACCATAATGCAAGCACAGAAGAAAAGGCAAGACTAAACCGAGAAAATCTTGATCTTGGTGAGGAATTGCAAAGACTGATTGGACGCACCGTTGTTCGTGGCGATGATGGTGTTTGGTATTTGGATAAGGTCGGCGGCGCACAGCTTTACTCTACTTATCCGTACAGCACATATCATACTGGCGGTATTGTTGGTGATGATGCAACGCCGAAGCAGGACGAAATGTTTGCTCTGCTCAAAAAGCGTGAGGCTGTATTTACTGAGCCACAGCAGGAAGTTGTTTATCGTGTATTGAAAGCTGATGAAACCATTGCTGGCAAACTTGGCATTAGTGGTGGTCTGTATCACAGTATGAATGGCAGTGGATATGCAGAAATGCAATCCCATAATGCTGTTATGCGTGATATGCAACAAGCACAAGCTGCGTCTGGTGGCAATCATGTGTCACAGAGCATTGGCGATGTGACAGTGCCAGTTCATGTGATGGTTACTGAAAAGCTGGATAAGAGCGATATTCAGCGGTTGAGCCGAGAGATCGGTAATATCGCTGGTGAAGAAATTGCTGGTTCTTTTATTAGGGCTGGCAAGGGGACTTTAAGAGGAAGCAGATTAAGACCATAAGGGAGGGGCTATATGCCCTTCCCTTTCATCATAATGAAAGGAGGTTGATTGTTTGGTTATTGATTTTAGCAAAATTGATATGAGAAATCGTCCAAAGTTTATTTTGAGAAATTTAGACGGAACTCCTATCGGTTATTTAGGTCATATTTTAGAACCGAATGCAAGATTTTGCTATACTGAGGTTTCTGAATTGAATTTTAAATATCCATCTGCTGACAATGGAGAAAAACTGGACGAATACGATCTTCTGACAAGTATGAGGGTCATTGATGTTGAAGGATATGGTCAATTCCTTTTACAAAGTCCTGTTGAAAATAATGATACGGTTGTCAAAATAAAATCCTGTAAGGCATATTCTTTGGAATATGAATTAGTGGGAAAGAAAATTACACTGGAAGAAGGTACTTATAATTTCTGGAATCCTCTTGCTCCCGATGGGACAATTATGGGAATTATTCTTTCTGAACTTCCATCTTGGTCAATTGGAACAGTTTCAAGTGATTTAATTGGTAAGTATCGTACTTATAGTGCCGACAACCAATCTGTATATGATTTTATGAAATCGAAATTACAGGAGTCTTATGACTGTATTTTTGATTTTGATACATATAATCGAACCATCAATGTAAAAAGTCTTTCTGATTCTTTTTCAACGAAAGCAGTGTATTTATCTGCAAGAAATCTTTTAGATGAAATTGAGGTTGAAGAAAATGCAAATGAACTTGTGACCGCATTAGATGTTCATGGTGCTGATGATTTAGATATTCGAACTGTTAATCCTATGGGTACGAATAAAATCTATAATTTAGATGCGTACATGAACCAGTCTTATTTCTCAGATGAAATGATTGTTCAATGGGAAAAGTGGAAACAAACTTTTGATGCGTATCAGCAAACATATTTTGATATATCTGTTGAACAGAATATGCTAATTAGCAGTCTTGTTACGGAAAATGCTGTACTTGCCGATTTGGAAGGCGAACTTTCTGGATTGGAGAGTAAGAAAGCAACTTTAGTACAAGGCGTTGCAATGGATAGCTCTCTGCAAGATGATTTAGATACGGTCAAATCCGAGATTTCTGCCAAAGAAAGAGAAATCAATAATCAGAAGAAAACAGTGATTGCTCCTATTGAGAATAAGATTACTGCTCTGACAAATCAACTGAAAAACATCAATCAATTGACTGCGTTTTCTGCCTTTTTTAGCGAAGAACAGATTGCGGTTCTGGATCGTTATTTTAAGTGTGGTAGTTTAACTGATTCTACATTTGCTGTTACGAATACCGATAGTTATTCTACTGATGGTACTACGGTACGAGGTTTGACTTCAATTTTCAATCTTGTAAGTTTAAATGAAATTAGAGAAACAGAATATACATCCGACAAAACTTTTTATTCTGTTCGTGGTGGTATGATTGAAACAAGTCATTCCAGTTTGTCATTAGATGCAGAAATCGTGCGAGGTACATTGGAAGTCAATAGTGACAATACTTTCGTCCTTTCTTTGTATTTAAATGACGGTAAGTTGAATAACAGTACAACATTCTCTGGTGCAACATTGTCTATGACTGGTACTTTAGGCGCAAATGTTATGGAGTCCGATAGTGCATTGCAGTTTAAGACTTCTACTGCAAATGCGTATTTTACCAGAAATGTAACAGAGTATCAGAAACAATCTGTTGCTCTGGAATTATATGATTACGCAGATCAATATCTGAAAAAGGCTTCTCAGCCAACATATTATTTTTCTGTTGATAGCGGAAATTTCTTTGCGCTTGACGATTTTGTTGAATTTGCAAAGCAATTTTCTCTTGGCGAAAGACTGTATCTTCACTTAAATGAGAATGTTTATGAACCATATGTCCTTGCTGTATCTGTTGATTTTGATGATTTAACAGACTTTTCTATTGAATTTAACGAGTATTTTCAAGCTAAAGAAGGTGTTATGGATATTCGTCAAATTCTTGAGCAAGCCGTTTCCAGTAGTAATTCTCTGGATTTTAATCAGTATCTTTACAGCAGCTTTGTAAGTAGTGGTGCAAAAACATCAGTTGAGCAGTTTATGAAGTCTGCCATTGACGCTATGAAAAATAATATCATGGCTGGTGAAAATAATGAACTTGTGATTGATGGTACTGGCTTACGCTGTATGAAATATGACGAGGCAAGCGGTACATACAGTCCAAAGCAAATTTGGATGGCTCACAACGCCATCATGTTTACAGAGGATAATTGGGAGAGCGCAACAATTGGTATCGGTGAGTTTACTGATAAAAACTTTGGCACTCTTTATGGCATCGTCCTCCCTGCCCTTGTTGGTACGCTGTTGGCTGGTCAAAATCTGATCATCGAGAGTGAAAAACAAGACGGTGGCGTTGCCGTGTTTAAGATGGACGCTGAAGGTGCTTCTTTGCATAATGCTTCGTTCAACCTTTATGGTTCGACTGGCGGCAGAATTGATATGGGAGCAATTTTAGGTCTTGTTGGTGGTAATGATCCAGATAATATGTTTGTCTATGATAATTTTAATAATCCTATTGGTGTGAAAACTGCAAACAATGAGTCTGTGACAAAGGTTGATGATTTGGATGTAAATGATACTCCAAATGCAAACTTCTGGCTGGATATGGATGGTGGTCTTTATATCAAGGGTGTTATTGATGCTGTTGGTGGTATTTTTCGTGGTTCTTTGGAAGTCGGAGGTTCTACTGCGTTCCGTGTTGACGCACAGGGTAATTTGAAGATTGGCGGCACAGACACAAATCCAAATTTCTCTGTTGATGCAAATGGTAATCTGGTAGCAAATAGCGGTACTTTCAAAGGCACTGTTTATGGTGCAACTTATAAAGACAATAACGGCAATATCATGATGAACAGTAGTCAGCAGTTTAAGTCTGATTACCTTAGTCTGAATGGCATTAATGTCGGTAACGGTCAATTTGTTGTTGACTCTGCTGGCAATGTTTCTGTGAGCGGCAGCATTAAGATGGGTGCAGGATCGAGCATCAATTGGGCGCAAGTCACAGAACAAAATGCTACTATGAGTCTTGCTTATATTCAGGCAAATAATGCTTTTAACTATGCTGGTGTGGCATATGATGAAGCTGGTAATGCCTACGATCTGGCTCTTGATGCTTATGACGCTGCGGATTACGCCTATGATCTTGCGTATGAAAACCGCATTACCGATAAGAAAGTATTTGATGTATTGACTGGCGGTGGCACGAGATTCGGTATCTTTAGTGATTCATCGTCCAGCAGACTTTACATTAATGCAAACTATATTCGCTCAGGTACAATTGATGCTGATATTGTTACACTTGGTAGCGGTTGGGGTGGTTTTGCGTGTGCGAGAGGCAGTACAGGTATTAGTGTAACCTATGGTGCGAAGGTGTATGGTTCTGATGAAGATTACTATTTTATCGCAACTAACGCTGGTGTTCGTATGCAAGCCCCGGATAATGGTATTACGATTACGAACAATGTTATTTCCGCAAGTGAGGAAATTACGGTTGGTTCGGATCGAAGAATAAAAAATTCCATATCTTACGACATGGATAAATACATCGGTTTCTTTATGTCCTTGAAGCCGAGTTTCTATCGGTTTAATAAAGGAAGCAGTCAAAGATTCCATATTGGTTTTATTGCTCAAGATGTTGAAGAAGCGTTGTTAAATAACGGATTGAAAACCAGTGATTTTGCTGGATTTGTTCGTTGCGCTGGCGCACATGATGTTCATGATCAATATCTGGATCAGTGTTATTTGAGATATGCAGATTTTATCTCTTTGAACACATATATGATTCAAAAGTTATATCGTGAAATTGAACAGTTAAAAGAAAAACTAAATCAATGTATGAAGGAGAATGACAATGGTTAAAAATGATGTTCTGCAAAGAATTGATGCTGTTTGTAAGACTTTGGATGGCGGCATTGCAGTAAGCGGCGCACAAAACGCTGGCAATCTTGCTGGATGTTTTGCCATATTGCAGGAAACTTTTGCTATTTTGAATAATTGCGAGATTATTGAAAAGAAGGAAACTGAATCTGACAGCAAGGAAGATTAAAATGTATAAGCGGAGGTGAGTGGATGGGTTTTATTGCTAAAAACTTTTCATTTAATCGCATCCCCTGTACTGAATTTGGATTGCGGATTTATGATATTGATGGAAATACAAATGAAGCTACTCCCTTTGCAAGTACAGGTAAATTGATGACTGATGTAATTCCGTCCACTGGACGGACTTTTTTATATGGTCGTTCTTTTGACGAACCGTTGGAATTTAAACTGGTTTTCGGTCTTGATCCATTGATGCTCAAGATGGATGAACATTTAGATCGTTTTGAAATGGACGCAATCGCAAACTGGTTGACAGGTCACGACACATATAAATGGCTTGAAATTGAACAGCCAGATATGGAAACAATTCGTTATCACTGTATCATCAGTGAGTTGGAGCCTATTCAACTTTCTTGGCTGCCGTGGGCTTTTACCGCAACAGTGGTATGTGATTCTCCCTATGGATACACATTTCCACGAAAGTTCAGTTACTCTTGTGTGAATGAAACAGAAATAAAGTTAGTCAGTCGATCTACAATCAATAAGCTGTATTATCCTAAGCTGGATATTACATTAAATGGCAGTAACACAATTTCGATTATTAATCAATCGTGCAATAATGCGGAGCTGCGTTTTGAAAACTTACCAAAGGATTATTTCTTGACAATTTCAGTGGATAACGAACTTGGGAAAATTGTTTCGTCTGATCCTACATATGTGAATATGTATCAGTATTGCAATTTTTCATGGTTGCCATTGAAAAAAGGATTGAACAAACTGCTCGTCAAAGGCAGTTGTCTTTTGGATTTCAAATGCGAGTTTCCCGTGAACTTTGGAGGGTGATTGTTATGCGGCATGATGTTTATTCTCTGCCAGAAGTCATGTTTGTTGCAGGACAATCAAACACGCTTCGTTGGCGGTTATTTACGGAACAGAATGTTCCTTTCAATGCAGAAGGTTGCACAGGCAATTTTGCACTTGTGGACTATTCTGATAAATATACTGACGAACCAGTAGTTTCAAAGTCTTTGACATTTTCTATTGGAGATGATGAAACTGGCGCAAAAAATATTGCGACTGTTGAATTATTACCAAATGATACTTTAGGACTATCTGGTAAATATATTTACCAAATCACGATCAAAGATGTTGATGGTGAAGTTGAAATCCCAAATCAGGGTATTTTCAATATTTTCCGCAATATCAATGAGAGTTTTTTGAAATAACAACAAATGCAAGAATTAAAGATTGGAGGATGAAAGCGTATGACTTCTACATACTTTTTAAACTGTATCATGGGCAATGTTTTCAAAACAAAGCTGAGTCCTACATTGCCTGAGAAAGTTTATCTTGGTTTGAGTTCTACTGCTCCGAGTGTTGATGGAACTGGTGTTACCGAGCCTTCGGATTCCGCTGGTTACTCTCGTGTCGAGTTGACCACTTTGGGCGAACCTGTTAATGGTGTGATTTCAAACAATTCTGATGTTTCTTTTCCTGAAAGTTCTGCAAGTTGGGGAACTATGACTCACTTCGTTTTGTACGATGATATTGTCGATGGCAACTTGCTTATGTTTGAGGCTTTGACACAATCTCGTAGTGTTGAAACCGCAACAATTGTTACTGTCAAGAGCGGCGGTTTGAAACTGACTTTGGCAAACAAGGATTCTTAATACAAAATCAAAATAGAAAGTAGGTGAGAAAGTTGCAAACATTTGATGTTTATTTAAAGAAACGACTCACCGAAATTGATGTTATTATTTCGCAACTGGTACAGAGAGATACATTTACGCTTTATAATTATCTCTATTTGCTCTGTTCGTTGTCTGAATTAGAATTGCTGAAAATCATTACTGGCGAAGCGAGTATAGAACTGGATGCAAGAATTCTTTATTTGGAAGAACGAGTACATGAGTATATGAACAGTGAAATGTATCTGAGTGCGATGGCTGATTTTTCAAGCCAAGTAACAACTGGTGGAAGTACGGAAATGGTTTTATCTGCTGATGCAGTTGATGCAATCATGAAAGATTTAATTAGCAGTGAATCTGTTCTGGAAATTTCCGTAGACCCACTGGATTATTATATCGCTCATTCATTCGGCACAGTGGATTTCGATATGATGTTAGTAGCAGATCAGCTTGAGTTCTTGAAGGAAGGATTTGAAAAGTTCGACAGCAAAATGTATCTATTTGCAGAATCAGAATTTGCAAGCAGTAAGGTCGCAGAGTTGAATGGTTTAGATATGGTGTTATATACTGATCCGATTGGATTATTTTATTTGGCATCTGTATCTGGTCAAACAGAAATGTATTTGTCTGCTGATCCAATTGATGATTATCTGTTGGAAAAAATCTTGCATGATTTAGATGTCATGACTTATTTATCTGCATCTATTGATTCTATTTTGCATTTGGAGAAATTTACTTCGAGTGAAAACATTCTTCATGCATTTGCGAATATGACAGAAGTTTTGATTGGTATTATCTATCCATCCGAAAGCACAATGGTTTTATCTTGTGAGGCAAGCACAGGAATGAGGCGTTATCGTTTTGTTAGTGAGATGGATGATTTTACAGTATCCGAGTTTGACAATATGACTTTGCATGAACTTGATTTTATAACAATTGCGTAAGCATTGCAGAACTTTAATAAGAAGGTGGTGATTAGATGGTAAGAAAACAAGGCGGCTTAATTACAGGAATTCAGGCGAATGAAAATGTTGTGGATAAGTGTATTGCTGAGATTCGCAGGGTTGAACCTACTTCTTTGGCAGATAAGTTATTCCATATCACAATTAAGACTGACGCTTATAAACGATTCACTATGAATGGTTTTACTTACACCACCGATGGCAATGGCAATTTTACGAGTATTGCAATTGCCAGTCGTACAACTCCCGAAATTACTGATTTGCGTTTCGAGAGCGATCTTGACGAATGTGTTCTCTGCTTTATCTATTAAGGCGGTGATCACATATGTCTGGTGTAGTTGGTGGTTTTTATTCTGGCGTTTTCTATCCAAGTGATAGCCCTTTGTATGATCCAACTGGAAGTGGCGATATTGAAATTATTGCCGGAGATTGCTTTGCACCAGTTGGGCAGCCTGAAAATTATCGGGGATTTCTTTACCAAACCGCTACATTATTAGCTGACAGTTATTTGTATGCTTAGTATGAAAGGCGGTGGAATAATTGGCTGATTTTGTTTATGAGAAATTAAGAGCAGGAACTACACAGAACGATTCTGACTCTGGTTCCGAAGTTGCTCGTAAATTCAATGACAATTTTGAAAAAGTGGCAGAAAAGTTTACAGAGATCAGCGAAAAATTGGCAAGTGGTTTAAGTATTTCAGTGAATGGTACTGTTCTGCAAGCCAATAGTGAAGGAATTGTCGAGTTGCCGCTTGTCAGTCCAACACAAGCTGGTCTTGTCCAATCCAGCGATGGAGAGGACGCTATTGTGGCTGATGAAAACAATGGTACTATGAAAGTGGCTTCATTGAACGTCAGCAAGTTAATTGAAAATGACGATGTTATTTTTATTTTAGATGGCGGGAATTCTGTGGAACCTACCGCCGATACAAGCAATTAAATTTAAAGGGGGTATTTGACTTATGGCTGAAAAACTCTTTAAAACACGCATTCAAGTAAGACGTGATACAACAGCTAATTGGTTGCTGAATAAAGATGTTATCCCAGCCGAAGGTGAGCCTTGCTTAGATTTAGATACTGGCCTTGTCAAATACGGTAACGGAACGGATACTTATGAAAATCTTCCTGTTGCTGGTGGCATGGCTGCAACTCATTATGAGGGGATCAAGCAAGATGGTGAAACCGATGATGCTGTGATTGAGCGTGTTCTTACTGGTTTGAGTGTTACGGCAAATAAAGATGATATTTTTATTGTCAAAACTTTAATTGCTGGAACAAAATACTCTTATACTGCTTATGTATACAATGGCAATGCATGGGCAGCTATGGACGGAAATTATAATGCAACGAATGTATATTTCGATCAGGATTTACTTACTACGGTTCCTGTTGGAAATGTTACACTGCAAAATGGTCAAGCTACCATTCCTGTGACTGGAATGAACATTATTGAGGCATGGAATGAAATTCATGTTTCTGAGGACAAGGATTTTAACGTGGTGAAACCTACGGTTTCTGTGAGCGGAAGCGTGAAATATGTTGAGGTTGGTAGCTCTGCATCTCAGGATGTGACTGTTACATATGAAGATGGTAGTTATGAGTACGGCTATACTACTGAGACTGGCGAGGAAGGTCAAACAGCAACCGCTACCACAAATGACGGAACTACTGGTGCTGATGTAACTGGTTATGCTTTGACAGATGGTACAAACGCAATTGAGCCTAAAGAAGTCGGCGGTAATGTATTTACTGTTGATTCTGGCGTAAAAACAGATCGTGCAACTATGTCTGTTAAGGGTTCTGCAACCTATGATGATGGTTATATTCCTGTTTCAAATCTGAAGAAGATGTATCCTGCTAAAGCAATTGCTGCTGGCACTACCGCAGAGGTTACGAAGGAATTGTTCAGATGGTATGTGCCAATGTATTATGGCTTTAAGTATGACGGAGCATTGGTTGCTGATCCTGCCAACATTACAGAAGCAGAAATTAAATCCTTGGCTGTTGTTAAGGATGCAACCGCATACAACAGAACGAAGCCAACTGCCGCTACTGCTTCTGGTTCTTGGCGGCAATTCTTTGTTGCCGTTCCTTCTGGATACGGTGCAGAGCTTTCGGGTATCTCCGATAGCAATAAACTTCCTCTTACTATTGGTAAGGCGGCAAATGTTACTTTGGCTTTCGGTACTGCCTCTATCGAGTATGAAATCTGGTATGTCGCACTTGATGCCGATTATGACACCAAAGCACTTACTTTGACTTGGTAAGAGTAAAGGGGGTATGGAAAGATGACTGTAAGCGAATTTTTCACAAAATTAAACAGCGGTGCAACATGGTCTGCTGGCGTTAGCTTTAAACGTGCCGCTTCCCTGCCTTTGGAGCGTTACGCAGTTCATGCAAGCTATGCAGAAGCAGAGGCTTATGCAAGTACAAATGCCGTTGCCTATCCCGGACAGATTCTTGCAGTTGTTGAGACAACTGGAACAAGTATTTATTATATTGATCAGAATATGGCTCTTCAGCCTGTGGGTGTTATTCCTGCTGGTGATGGGAAAACTATTTCTGTCAGCGATGATGGCGTAATTTCTCTTTATGGTATTGATGGTTCTCTTGAAGAGGCAAAAAGTTATCAGCCTGTTTATCGCAATGGTGCATTAACTTGGGTCGAGTTGAGTTCCACAACTGTTGAGGGATTACAGACTTTGATTGAAGGCTTGCGTACTGATGTGGATGCTATCAACGCAAAAATCGGAACTGTTGAGGAAAACAAGACCGTTGTTCAAATGATTACGGAAGCTCAAGAGGCGGCAACTTATGATGACACTGCTTTATCTGGTCGTGTTACCGCTATTGAGAATGACTATTTAAAGACGGCAGACAAAACCGCATTGCAGAGTGAAATTGCCACGGCAAAAGCTGAGGCGATTTCTGAAGCGGTTGCGGCTGTTGTTGGAGAAGGAACAAGCGCAGATTTTGATACGCTGAAGGAAATTGCAGACTGGATTTTGTCGGATACAACTGGTGCTGCTTCCTTGGTGACAAGGATTTCTGTCATTGAATCAGATTATCTGAAAACTGCCGATAAGACAGCATTACAGGGTGAAATTGACGCATTAGAAACTCTTGTTGGGGCATTGCCAGATGGAGCCGTTTCTACTAATGTTGTCGATTATATTCAGGAAGCAATCAATGGTCTTAAAATTGGCGATTATGCAAAAGCAAGTGAGTTAACTGCATTAGCTGAACGTGTTACTACTATTGAGGGTAAAGTTACTACACTTGAGGGAAAAGTTGCTGCTCTTGAAACAGTTGGAGCGGAGAAAAATGTAATTAATTCTGTCGATGAAGCGGAATTTACAGTTGATTCTACAAGAAAGCTCTCTGTTAAAGAGATTGCAATGGATAAGATCACCGGGCTTCCAGCCGCATTGGAGCAGAAAGTTTCTGTCCAAGCTGGTTATCGTATGATTACCGATGCAGAGGGCGAGAAATTGGAAAAGCTGGTTCTGAGCGAGGACGGCACAGTTGAGGTTAGTGGTACGATTGCCGCTGGAAATGTTGATGGTCTTGAATCTTGGATTACAACTCGTGCGGCTACTTTAAAGGGCTTGTCAGAGAATAACCTTACTGATGCGTTAAAGACCAAAATTGAATCTTCTCAAGCCAATGTTATTGAAATCGTAAAGGTCAATGGCGTTGCGGTTGAAGTCAGTGCAGAAGATAAAAGCGTTAATATTCCTATGGCAACCGCCGCCGCATTGGGCGTTGTCAAGGGTACGGATGCTGAAAACGGAATTGCAGTTGCGGATGATGGAACCATGTCCGTGAATTCCGTGAATGTAAATAAACTTGTTCAAACTGAAGGAGATTCTATTGTTCTTGATGGCGGTAACTCCGCAGAATAATTTAATCTATTTGAAAACCACCGACATATTTTGTCGGTGGTAATTTATTAAAATTAGGAAAAGAGGGATATGTTTATGGCTACAAAAACTTTAAAGACTCGTATTCAGTTGAAGTATGATACTTATGCGAATTGGACTACAAACAACCCTACTCCCCTTGCTGGTGAGTTGTGTGTTGTAGTTGTTCCTGCCGCTGCGGGTGCTGTGGCTCAGGAACCCGCTATTCTTTTTAAGGTAGGCGATGGCACTACCCCATTTAATACATTGAACTTTACAAGCGGCATTGCTGCCGATGTGTATGATTGGGCAAAGGCAGAGACTAAACCTACTTATGCCGCCGATGAAATCACTGGTATTGGTGATTATATCGCAACCTATGTGGATGAAACCTTGGGTATTTCTGTTGATACCGATACACAATATCGTATTTTAAAGGTTAATAATTATAATTACAAACTCCAATCTAAGGCTAAGGGCGAAGCTGATACTGCTTTTGCTGACGTGAGTGAGATCGTAATTCCTAAGTATGATGACACAACTCTTGCTGGTCGTGTGACCGCTGTTGAGGCACTGGTTGGCAATACTGCTGTTGCTACTCAGATTGCAAATGCTATTAGTGCTTTGAATCTGGATGAAACTTACGCCGCTAAAGCGCATACTCATGAGATTGCCGATGTGACTGGCCTTTCTGATGCAATTGCTGACGCAAAAGCTGCTGGTACTGCCGCTCAATCTGATGTGGATGCTTTGGAGGCAAAGGTTGGCACTGTTCCTGAGAATAAGACTGTTGTGCAGATGATTTCCGATGCTCAAACTGCCGCAACTTATGATGATGCTGAGGTTAAGGCCGGTATTGCTGCTAACACCGCAGCTATTGCTACTCTTAATGGCGAGGCAACCGTTGAGGGTTCCGTGAAGAAAACTGTTTCTGACGAAATCGCAAAAGTTGTTGCTGGTGCGCCTGAGTCCTTTGACACTTTGAAGGAAGTTTCTGATTGGATTTCTACTCACGGTCAGGATGCCGCTTCTATGAATTCTGCAATTCTTGCATTACAGAATATTTTAGACGGTATCGGTGATACGGATTCTGGCGAGAGTGCTACTGTTGTTGCTTATGTTCAGGCAGCTATTGCGGCCTTGAATATTGGTGATTATGCCACTGCCGCCAATCTGACTGCTTTGGCAGAGCGTGTGACTACCGCAGAGGGCAAGATCACAACTGCTGAAGGTAAGATTACAACTGCTGAAGGTAAGATTACAACCTTAGAGGAACAGATTGTTACTAAGGCAAATGATTCCGATCTTGCCGCTATTGCAAAGACAGGCAATGTAAATGATCTGGCTCAGACTGATGGTGACTATATTATTTTCAATTGTGGCTCTTCGTCTGAAGTGATTTAATCTCAAGAATGAAATACAATAAACACACCCATCTCGTCTTTTGACGAGGTGGGCTTTGTGTTGTAAGGAGGTTATGATGGCTGCTAAAGAATTTGATGCCCGTGTGAAATTCAAACGGGATACAAGTGCAAATTGGACAGCGAACAATCCTGTTTTGTTGAACGGCGAGATGATCATCGTTGATACTGCAAGCGGTGAAAAAAGAACAAAGACAGGAGATGGAACAAAAACTTATACTCAATTGCCTTTTGATGATGAAGCGATTTATAACGCTTTAAATAACAAATGCGATGCAAGTGATGATGTTAATGCGACCTTGAGCGCAAGTGCGTGGAATAACGGGCAACAAACAATTTCAGTCGAAGGTCTAAAAGCAGATCAAAACGGAATTGCATCTTTGCCTCAGAATTATTCAGTCGCAGTATATGAAGCTGTTGTTGCCGCACAACTTCATGTGTCTGCACAAACAGATGGAACATTAACTTTCTCTTGTGATGGTGATGTACCGCAAATCGACATTCCTGTTGTTGTGATACTTCTTGGTTGAGAAAGGATGGTGTTTCGTTTTGAGTCAAACTGAAAAATATGGGTTTTATGTGACCGAACCTACTGATGATCCAAAATTTATAGATTTGAGACAAGAATTATGCGGCAACGAAAATAGCAATATGACAAAAATGGAAGATGCCTTAAATACGAAAGCCGATAACAGTCTTTCTAAAACAGGCACTCTTTTAGCCTCCGCATGGACTGGCGTTGATAGTCCATTTACACAAGAATTGGCAATTGAAGGACTTGGTGCAACTCAAAACGGAATCATTGATGTTTCCCATGATGCAACCATCATTCAAAGAGATGCGGCACGAAACGCACTCTTATCCATCACTGGACAGAGTAATGGAGTATTGATCATTTCGGCAGATGGAGAGTTACCAGAAGTTGATATTCCAGTTGTCGTAATTCTATTAGGTTAAAGGAGGATTAAAAGATGCCTATTGTTTCTAATTTCCCTACTGGCGGCGGTAGTGGAAGCAGCGGTCTTGCTTTGGGCGCAGTAAGCAATGTCAGCACTGTTGTTTCTCATGGCAAGGCTTATTTCAAATGGACTGATCCTGAAGATATTGTTGTTTCCGATTCTACTTTGGCTGCTTTTTCTGGAACGATTTTAGTTCGTAAGGCTGGCTCTGCACCTGTTAGCCGCAGAGATGGTACTGTCGTTGTTGACAGTAAGACACGAAACGCTTATCAGAACACTTATTTCTGCGATAGTGGGCTGACAGATGGCGTTACTTATTACTATAAGTTCTTTACTTATACTACGCAGAATGTTTACACAGATTTGGAGGAAAATCTGGTTGAAATCACTCCTGTTGCTGTTGCTCCTGCAAATGTTTCTGACATGAGCGTGGCGGCTGCTGGTAATGGTAAAGTTACGCTGAAATGGACTGATCCTGATAACACAACTCAAGACGGCATTACTACTGTTGCTTGGGGCGGTTCTAAGGTTATCTACAAGAAAGGCAGCAAGCCTACCAGTGAGAGTGATGGTACTCTGGTGCTGAATTCTACAACTAAGAATGCGTATAAGTCTACTGGCTTGACAATTTCTGGTTTGGAAAACGGCGCAACTTATTATTTTGCCGTGTTCCCTTACGGTACAGACGCTTATGGTAGCGCAGTAAATACAAACGCAAGTAATGTAATAAGTGGAGTTCCTAATCGTTTGACGATTGCGAATGTTCCAAGTCAGAGTGGTTCTTTGACTTACACTGGTTCTGCGCAAACTCCTTCTTGGAGTAACTATGACAGTTCTAAAATGACTTTGAGCGTTACCGCTCAGACCAATGCTGGCACATATTCTGCATCCTTTACTCCAAAGGATGATTATATGTGGTCTGATGGAACTACCGCCGCTAAGAGTGTCAACTGGACAATCGGTAAAGCGGCTGGTACTCTGAGTTTGAGCAAATCCAGTATTACGCTGAATAGCACTACAAAGAGTGCGACATTTATCGTTACTCGTGCTGGTGATGGTAAGATCACTGTTGAATCCAGTGACACAAGTGTTGCAACTGTAAGTTTGAGTGGCACTACGGTTACTGTCAGAAGCGTGAACGACAAGACTGGTACAGCAACAATTACTGTTAAGGTGGCGGCTGGTACAAACCATACTGCTCCTTCCAATAAGACTTGCGCTGTTAGTTGTGAATTCCTCCCTGCTGTTGGTACGGCATTGAATGATATTAGCTGGGAGGATATTGGTCGTATTTCGGATGCTGGTCTTGCATCCAGCTATTTTTCGGTTGGTGATCGCAAGGCAGTTAGTTTGAGCGGAACAGTTGGTTCATTGTCATTAAGCGGAACCTATTACTGTTTTATTCTTGGTTTTGACCACAACAGTTCAAGAGAAGGTACAAAACGTATCCACTTCCAATTCGGCAAGACTGCTCTTTCTGGCGGTACTGATATTTGCTTTGTCGATAGTGGATATAATTCTGATAAGTCATCTGGCACTTGGTTTAATATGAATAATTCTCGGAGTAATAGTGGAGGCTGGAATAGCAGTCGAATGCGGACTGTTGTTTGCCCCGCATTTATGAATGCGATGCCATCTGATTTGCGGAATGTTTTAAAGACGGTCACGAAATATTCTGATAATACAGGAGGCGGTTCTAATACTGCATCTTATGTAACTTCAACTACGGATACTATTTTCTTACTTGCGGAATATGAAGTGTTTGGAACAAGGTCTTATGCAAACAGTGCTGAACAGAATTATCAGGCACAATACCAGTATTATAAGAATGGAAACTCCAAAGTGAAATATAGACATAGTTCTACTGGCTCAACTGCGGGCTGGTGGTTGCGCTCTGTGAATGCGGACTACTCGTACTACTTCTGCTATGTCTACACTTCGGGGAGTGCGGGCGGCAACAACGCTCACTATTCGCGTGGGTTCGCCCCGGCCTTCTGCGTGTAAGTTACTCTGTTCATCCTCAGCATCTCCATTCAAGGCGCAAGCCGAGAATGGGGTGCGAGGATGGACTTTCTCGCAACTTATGAGATAATTATCAAAAATGTTCTTGACATTTAGATTATTATCTGTTATCCTTATGTCGGAATGAGAATGTTTTCTAATTTTAATGTTCTTCGGAGCAAATAATCTATCATATTAGGAGGTCTGTAAATGTCGGTTTATGCTTCTAAACGAAGTGAATCAAAAGTTGAGTTTCTGCGTGTAGCACAGCAGCTTGCCGTCTACACATTAAAGCAGACCAAGAAATTCCCGAAATCGTACAGGTTTAATCTAACTAATGATATTGTACGCTTATCAATGGAGATTCATGAGAATGTATTAAGAGCAAATTCAATTTATATCCATAAGGGTATGAGCAATGACGAATTTAGGCTTCGAGAGATTTACTTTTCAAAAGCAAAGTCCTCAATATTTGCTCTGAGCAGTTTGCTAACGATTACATTTTCTCTGGTATTAGAGGGTAACAATTTTCTTGGCGATAAGAAATCTGCATCGAATGTCTTTAAGGAATGGGCAAGACTTTTGAACTATGAAACTGCACTGCTAAAAGGCGTAGTGGATTCAGACAGAAAAAGATATAAATCCTATCAGAGAAACGGCAAAGTAAAAGATGCAAAAGAGGAAATTGCTGATGCCGTAGAAAATGAAATTGTTTTGCCTGAAGAAACATTTGATTTGGTAGAATCGGAGGATTGATCTCCGTTTTTATAGGTTACATCCTGAAAAAGACCCTGCGAACTGGTGGTTGCGCTCTGTTAATGCGGACAACTCGAACAACTTCTGCAATGTCAACACTTCGGGGAGTGCGAACAACAACAACGCTAACAATTCGAATGGGTTCGCCCCGGATTCTTGATACTGTTTGTGGTGCATCAAAAACGATTATAGTACACAAACTTGGATTGGACTTAGTAGCGAAAGCGAAAACAATATCCGTTAATCAGAAGGAGGATGTAATCCTTGGTTCCTGCCGTTTGGCATACCTTAAATACCTTGCAGTATCAGTTGAAAGGTATGGTACTGCTCTATCTGATACGGGCATCTGGACGCTGCTTGCATGGTCTGATGATTTTTCTGATTTAGTCAGATTTCATAGATGTACCGTTAAGTAACTTAGGAAATCAGGATCGGAAGCTGACCACCAAACAGGATTGATGCGTATGTCTGTTTGACCAGTGAATGATAAAGTTATACAGAAAGGAACCTTTTATTTATTATGACGAGCGAAGAAAGAAAGCAGAAAAGGTACGAAAACAGACAGAAGAAAAGAAAACAGAAAGCAGAGGAAATCTGCGGCAAGACTTTTGAGGATGTGTTCACTTATGAAAACATGGTGGACGCATCCAAGTCTTGTTGTACTGGCGTAAGATGGAAAACCTCTACCATTAATTTTGAAACGATGCTCTTGACTCAGGCTGATGCTTTGCAGGAACGCATCTTAAATGACGAATATCGGTTTCAGGGCTTTAAGCATTTCAAAACCATAGAACATGGTAAAGAACGAGATATTAATGCTTTGGATATTCATGATCGAACAATACAGAAATGTTATTGTGACGCATTGATGACAGAGGCTTATTCCAGAAGTTTCATTTATGATAACAGTGCAAGTTTACCGGGTAAAGGTATGGACTTGACTTTGGAGCGGCTTAAACAACATTTGATCCATCATTACCATAAATATGGTCTTGAGGGTGGAATCTATCAATTTGACTTTCATGGATATTTTGCATCCATACCTCATGAGGGAGCTAAAGAGCGATTATGTAAGCATATTCATGACAAGAAATTGCAGGAAATAGGCTGTCAGTTGATTGACGATTTTATTACGCTTGGAGGCGTGGAACAAGATGTAGACAATCCACATGGCGTTGGATTGGGCAGTCAGGTATCTCAGAATATTGCGTTAGATTACGCAAGTCCGATTGACCATTACATAAAAGATGTTTGCCGTATTAAAGGTTATGCCAGATATATGGATGACGGTTATGTAATCAGTAATTCTTTAAAGCAATTAGAGGAAATTCGTGACTATCTTATTGAATATGCGAAATCACTTGGATTGGAATTAAATGAAAAGAAGAATGTCATTACACCGTTTGCCAATCATAGTTTTCGTTTTCTTAAAATGCGTATTCGATTAGAGCCATCAGGTAAAGTTGTGATGAAACTTAGTCGCAACAGTATTAAGGCTATTCGGCGCAAATTACAGATATTCAGGTTATGGGTTGACGAAGGAAAATTCTCAGCAGAAGATGCTTTTACATCTTATCAGTCTTGGCGTTCTCATGCACAGCGGTGTGACAGTTATCAGACACTTCATGCTATGGATATTTATTTCGTTAAGTTGTTCCAAAAGGAATTGGCAGAAAGAAATAATAAATTCAAATGCACATTGGATGCTAAATGGGATTATGAGGTTGGATGGATTTATTTTACCAGCATAAAAGAGTATAAGGCTGTTCTTGCGGAATTAGATCGTACACGATATGAGCGGTATATGAACGGCTTCGTACCGCTTTGTGATCGTTGGGAATGGCGTATGCAACAGAGAAGTAAAAGTGCAGAGGCTTTTGCTATATTACGAGAGCTGCGTGAGAATTTTTATATGCCTGTTGAATCGAATAACTGATCTGCTTTTAAATCTTATCTATGTAAGGAGAGTTAATTTCATGAAATATTTCAATCAGTATGTTGTAACAAAGAGAATTAAGAAAAAGACTCTTTGTGGGGATTTGAACCTTCCGTTTGGAACGAGTTGTTTTGCGAAAGACGGAGTAATTTATTGTGACAAGGGAATGATTTGCGGCGTTACAAGCCAAGACGCTTATGATTTCTTTACGCAGAATGATGACGGTTTTGCCGAGTTGCGCAGGAAACTCATTGATAGCATTTTTGATGCTCTTAACCGATCCAAACAAAATATTGAATCTTACAATGCAAAATGGGATAAGGTTTGGAATGATTCGACTTGTTTGAAATATAAGCGAGAAGAGTACGATGATCATTGGTTGTGGAATTATGACTTCTACAACGCAGAAATTGATGTGCTTCAGTATATCGCAAAATTAGTTGACGCAAAGGAGGTCGTATAAATGTATCGAATTATTAAGATTGATGGTACAGAATTGGGTATTACCGATTCTGTGAATTATATTAAAATTTCAGAAAATGGTTGTTTTACTAATACTACCGCAGAAAATGCAGTTGGTATTGCATTTAATAGTGTGGCTTATAATTTGGTCGGCCATAATGAAATTGAAGAAACTGATACAGTTGTTGTATCTAAGATTGATGGTGGATATGAAATCAAAAGTCATCAAAATGCGATTGATGGTTTAATCCAGTCTGTTTTGGAGGGCTAAAGATATGAAAAATAAATTGAGAGAAATGTATGAAAATGGGAAAAGTGGCATTGAACCCTCAATTTCTGCCGATGGTCTTTTAAAAGCTATTTCAAAAAAGTGGATTACATTGGAAGATGCTGTTGAAATTATTGGCGGCGAGGATTCTCTTCCTGTTGTGAAAGCTGCGAAACTGAAAGAAATCTCTGATGCTTGCAATAGTGTGATTGTTGCTGGTATTGATCTTGAGTTAAACGAAGGTACTGTTCATTTTAATCTGAGTATTGAGGATCAAAGCAATATTGCAAACTTGTTCCGTGTTGTTGAGTTGGGCGGTACTGAATTCCCTTATCAGTCGGATGGTGGTGTCTGTCGTATTTATACATCTGCTGAAATTGCACAGATTTACATTGCGGCACAAACTATGATTACTACACAGACTACATATCACAATGAATTGAAGATGTATGTTCAGAGTTTGGAAACATCTGAAGATATTGCCGCTGTTCAGTATGGTATGACTTTACCTGATCCTTATTTAACAGAAATGAACGAAAAATTGTCTGTTGCTCAGGCTCAGATGAATGCTATCATTACTAAATTGAATACTTTGAGAGAATAAGGCGGTGACAATTATGCAGCTAAAACAAATTTTGAAGTTATGTGTTTTGGCTCTTATTGGTGGTATAACCTATATGTTAATTGAATTGGCATGGAGAGGATATAGTCATATTTCTATGTTTATTCTTGGTTCCCTTTGTTTTCTGCTGCTCGGTGGTATCAATGAATTTTTACCGTGGGAACTTGGGTTTGTTTGGCAGATGTTAATTGGGGCTGGTATTGTTACTATACTCGAATTGATTTTCGGTATTGTTGTAAATGTATGGCTTGAGTTGGAGGTTTGGGATTACTCAAACCTCCCCTTTAATTTTATGGGGCAAATTTGTTTGCCATTCAGTTTTGCGTGGACATTGCTTTCAGGCGTTGCGATTGTTGTAGATGATTATTTGCGATATTGGCTGTTTGGCGAAGAAAAACCTCATTACAAAATCCTGTAAGGAGGTGGATGTATATGTCAAATGAAAAAATAATTTGGGATTACTTAAAACAAAAAGGTTTAAGTGATTATGGTGCAGCAGGTTTGATGGGAAATCTTTATGCTGAAAGCGGATTAAACCCACAAAATCTTCAAAATACCTATGAGAAAAAGCTCGGCTACACAGATGTTTCCTACACTGATGCTGTTGATAGCGGATCTTATTCCAATTTTGTAAATGATAGCGCAGGATACGGGTTGGCACAGTGGACTTTTTGGAGCCGTAAAAAGGCTCTTTTTCTTTTTGCTAAAAGCAGAGAAAAGTCTATTGGTGATTTGAATATGCAACTTGATTTTTTAATTAAAGAGTTGACTGAAGGATATACTGGTGTTTTAAATACGCTTCGCAATGCAAATTCTGTTCTTGAAGCATCGAATTCGGTTTTGTTTAATTTTGAACGCCCAGCAAATCAAGATGAAAGTGTTCAAACAAAACGATGCGAATTTGGTCAGAAATATTATGATCTGTTTGCAAATCAATCTCAAATGAAAGGAAGTGATTGCGGTATGAAATATAGTGATAAAAATCCTCCGATTGTATGTATGCAGAAAAACAGCACTTGCTATAAGGGAACAAGTATTATGACAATTCGTGGTGTATTGTGGCATAGTACAGGAGCAAACAATCCAAATCTCAAACGGTATGTTCAGCCATATGAAACGGACGAAAATTATAATGAAATGATTACCTTGCTTGGTAAAAATAATAATGGTAACGACTGGAATCATATTAAACATCAAGCAGGATTAAACGCATGGATTGGTAAATTGGCAAACGGAACCGTTGCATCCATTCAAACGATGCCGTGGAATTATAAGCCTTGGGGCTGCGGCGGTGGATGTAATAATGGCTGGATTCAATTTGAAATTTGTGAGGACGCTTTGAACGATGCAAATTATTTCAATCAAGTTTATCAAGAGGCTTGTGAACTAACTGCTTATCTTTGTAAAAAGTACAATCTTGATCCAATGGGTACTGTCACTTATTCAGGTAAAAAAGTTCCTGTAATTCTTTGTCATGCCGATAGTTATAAACTTGGTCTTGGCAGTAATCACGGAGATGTTTTGCATTGGTTTCCAAAGTTTGGTAAGAATATGGACGATGTTCGCCGTGATGTAGCGGCATTAATGAACACAATTAATATTGAGGAAATGGAGGATGAAGATATGACTCAAGAAAAATTCAATGAAATGATGAATGTCTATCTGAAAGGATTGCAAGATAATGATTGTGGTCAGTGGTCTGCTGATGGACGAAATTTCGTAATTGATAAAGGTTTGTTTGTTGGTAATGGTACAACTGTCAATGGTGAACCTAATTATATGTGGGGTTCTTTCTTAACAAGAGAGCAATTTGCCGTTGTTATAAAACGCTTCGCAGAATTGAATGGTTTGTTATAAATAATGGGTATTATTTATAAAGTTACCAATACTGTCAATAATAAATCTTATATTGGACAAACACAACTTTCTCTTGAAAAAAGGTACAATGAACATTTTCGTGATTCTAATAGGCGGGATTATAAATTTTCAAGAGCAATCAGAAAATACGGCAAAGAAGCGTTTTCTGTTGAAATACTTGAAGAAGTTCCTGCCGAAAAATTAAATGAGCGTGAGATGTTTTGGATTGATACTTTTGATACTTATCATAATGGATATAATAGTACAAAAGGTGGAGAAGGTCTTTTAAAAGTGGATCAGCATCAAATTGAACAATTATGGGACGAAGGTTTAAGTATTGCAGATATTGCTTCTGTCTTAGAATATTGTAAATATACTATAATTAATCATTTGATTACATATCCTAATTATTCTGAAAATGAAAGTATTCGTAGAGGAAAGAAAAATCAAATGCGTTCCATTAATCAATTTGATATGAATGGAAATTATATTACTTCTTATAATTCCATTAATGATGCTGCAAGATCATTAAATATAGATCGTACTATGATTTCCATGTGTTGTAGAAAGAAAAGATGTTCTGCTGGTGGATTCCAATGGAGATATTCAGACGATAATAATCCTCAAAAATATAATTCTGAAAACAAGAAAATGCGACCTGTTAGACAATATGATCTAACGGGTCTTTTTGTTGCGGAATTTGATTCAATTTCTAAAGCAGAAAAAGCAACTGGAATTAATTACAGCGGTATTTCTGCCTGTTGTAACAATAGAAGAAAATCTGCTGGTGGCTATAAGTGGATTTATTCTGATAGTGAGGTGAAAAATTATGCCTTCTAAGTCAAGACGAAGGAGAAAAAGACAGAATATTTTTATTCATTCATTCCAGTCTATTACGAAGCATCTTGCTTCCTTGGGATTTACAAATCGCTTGGCGATTTACATCTTATTGTTTTTAGCTGCTGGCTTGGCTGGCGGCTTTTATCTTGCTCTTAGGAGTATTATCACTGGTTATACAGGTGCCTTAATGTGCTGGACAGTTGTTTTTACTCCTATTGGTACGGCTTGCAGTATTGTACTTAGCAAGATAGTTCATAAGAGCGAGGTTGAAAATTCAAGTGCCGATGGAGAAGGCATTAAATATGCAACTGCCAAAGCAAATAACTTTGGTGCTGCTGAAGATATAAACAGTCCAGCAATTTAATGAAAGGAGGGGTGTAGCATGGATATGGAACTTATTAAATTAATCGTTTCTGCCTTGCCCGGTATCGCAGCCATCATCACTTTGATTTATCAGTTGGTGAAATATGTTCGTCAATCTATTAAGGAAAAGAGATGGCCTGAATTAATCAGTTTGGTAATGGGATACATGGAACGAGCAGAAACAATGTTTGAAAGTGGCGCAGACAAAAAAGAGTGGGTCATGGCAATGGTCAAAGCATCTGCTGACACTGTAAAATATGAGGTGGACATGGATGTGATCAGTGAAATGATTGACAGTATGTGCGACATGAGTAAAGTTGTCAATTCTCCCGCTGAGAAAGCGGGTGAATAACACCTATGATTAATTACATTGAATATTTGGGCATTCCATTAAAAATTGCAATTGTTCTTGTAGCTATCTTTTTTGCAATGCAAGCTATTGGAGAGTTCCTTGAATTTAAGGGGAAAGTAGTACCTGAATTTTTCAAAATTCGAAAATGGCTTACTCGTAGAAAAAGAGAAAAGGCTGAAGCGGCACAGACATTGAAAGATGTTCAGGTTCTTTTGAATGATGTAAATGGTCATTATTCAGTAGACAATATTGCCAAGCGTGATGGCTGGATGCAGTGGGTCAATAATAGAGCAGAAGTATATGATGAATCTATCAAGCAATTGAGAGAAGCATTAACTGAAGTTGTGCAAGCGTTGAAAGACAACACGAAATTAACTGAGGAAATGTTTATTCAAAGCAGTAGAGATCGTATCATTGATTTTGCTACAAAGACCAGCAATGAGAATGTCATGGTGTCACGAGAGGAATTCAATCGAATTTTCAAGGTATATGCCAAGTACGAAAAATATCTTAAAGAACACAAAATGACCAATGGCGAGGTTGATATTAATTATCAGATCATTAAAGAATCGTATGAACAGCGTTTAAGAGATCATGCTTTTACTGAGGATATTCGTGGATATACCAGTAGAGATCAGCAACCGTAATTGGTTGCAATTCAAAAAAGCAACCTATTCTGGATGGGGAGTGGAGAAATCAGCTCCCCATTTTTTACGGATACCTCATAAGCCGTTTCTAAGCGTTTCTGGTGGCGTTTTGTTCTTGATAAGGATTTACACGCCGAAAGCATTTAAAGCCATCCTGCGGCTTTTGTGGGCTTATATAAGCGTAAACAAGAAAGGAGCTGCCGAAATGAATCGGACAGCCCCTCTCAATTACTCTATGCTTGTATGCGATTGTCTGCAAGTCATTTTTAGTAAATTTTTAGTAAGGTAATGATTGATACTGCGAAAAATCACATTTTGTAGTGTTATCTATGCTGCAAGAATCTATATCTTGTGGT